AGCAGAGTCACCGCTTGAACCAATCTTAGCAGAGTCACCGCTTGAACCAATCTTAGCAGAGTAACCGCTTGAACCAATCTGAGCAGAGTCACCGCTTGAACCAATCTTAGCAGAGTCACCGCTTGAACCAATCTGTTTTCTTCTGTTTCCGTTGTCGTTTAACGCACCATCTACCTTAACTTTAGATGGTGATGTAATATCTTTCAGCCACTCGACACCGATATTAATGATGTCAGCCAGCTTCAACTCAGCCTTAATCTTGATGCGAGAAGAGCATACCTTTGTCGAATTTTCTTCTTCTTCAATCTTACCAGACTGTTCTACCTCTGCATAGCGAGAGTTAATCATATAGTAGTAGTCCCACACTTCCATTGGAGACTTGCAAGCGTGGAAACCTCGGTTACAACACTTGATTTCTCCGTCCATTTCATACTCTTTTCCAACTTCGTACTGGAATCCACGGCATTGCATATTCTTGTCGAATCCCTTGTACGAGGTGATTACCTTATCACTCATATTACTATCTATTTATATCCTTTGCAGGATGGTTAAATGAGAAGCAAGCGATGATAAAATAAAGTGCTTAATTTTAAAAATATCATTTTGTTTGCTTGCTTCTCAAAAAATATTATTATCTTTGTACCGCTTAATTTTAAAAATAAAAACGATATGAAGCATTTAATTAAATTAATGTCAGAAGATTGCACATACATGTGTGTTATCAATCCTGACCACATCGTTAAATTCTATGAAGAAGACGATGTTTGCTGTATCAAACTTTCAACAGGTGAAACTTTTGTAACTAAAGTTAAACTTGATGATTTAAAAGATTTGATAGAAAAGAGTTACTTGTAAAGATACTCTTTTAGACATTTATCATACCCTTCTTTTTGTTTGAAAGGGCAATGATTGACAACCCAGATTCTATCTCTCCACTGATGAAGAGGTGAATTGTAAACCCACTCAAATCGTGCTATGTTATTGGCTATTGGTGAATCTATACTATAGACTGTCTTCTTTAGCCACTTACGTAGCACCTTTTTTATTATATTCTGTATCATGTTCTTAAATTTATGCCCGAAGGCGTTAAACACTAATGTAAATAAATATTTTTATCACCTAAATCTTTTAATGCTATATCCTTACACTTTTGGCAAAGAAATTTGTTTCCCAAGCCTTTGTCAAAATACGCTAAAGATATAAAATCTTCTGGCTGGAATTTGTGCCCACAGCAGAAGCAAGTCTTTTGTACTGACAAATTAGACCTCTCACGCAACTCTTTAAAATGAGCAAACGTCCCAAAGAAGTGTCCTTCTTCACACCCTACCGCTTTGTAGACTTTTTTAGTTATTTTTACTACTTCCATACCTACACCTCTATTTATGTCCGAAGACGATTAAAATCCATACCATTTCGAAATCATCGTTTTTATTCCTTGTTTTAAAAACTTCTTTTCACGTCTTTTCAAGAACGACTTACTTCGATGTACACAATCTAAATACCAAAGAGACCTCTCAGTGTCGAAAAATCTTAAAGCATACAACATACCTATACCTCCATTTCTGAGTTAAGTTTCAATCCATAAAGAAGATGTTGAAGTTCGTGAACATACTTTATGTTTTTAAGCAAATCTTGATGAGCAAGACCAACAATCCATGTTTGACCTTCAACTCTTAAATTCAAGTATCTCCCTTCTCCTATCGCTTTATAAAACATATCTGTATATCTATTTTCCATCCATCCATTCTTAATTATAATATCTAGGGTGAAAGGAATACCTTCTATCACATTAACATTAACTTCTTGTAAGCTTTCGTTTTCATCATAGTAAGTTGCATAGTAACCATCACAATTGCTAATGATTCTAAGACTTCCATGGATATAAACTAAATCTCCTGGTATATAACCTAATTTATCCATACGCTTTACTTTTTACGATGATTATACTTCTTAATAGCATCCTTCTTAGAAGCTGCCATAATCTTAACACCCTTGATTGTAAACTCATGCTGTGCCTTTGGCTGACACTTCTGTCTATCAGATGGAACGCTGCCATAGCCATTATTTGGTCTATGATATTCCATACCAAAAGGATTACCATAATAGCTGACAGCAGATAAATATGCCATCTGCATTCTAGTCAAATTTATGAATGTTTCGCTCATACGCTTTACTCCTTTACTTCTTTAAAGATTACATTCTTGTGGTCTGAACGATATTTAGGAAGACACTTCAATCCAAGTGGAGCTGCGCCACAATAGCCAGCCACTCCTTTAAAGAAGCATCCTTCACAAGTGTCATGTTCAACAGCTTCAAGAATAATAGTTACTCTTTCGCCAACTTTAAGCTCTTTCATAAATTATTTATTTATAACACAACCAACATAAGAACAAATAGATATTATATAAGTTTTTATAATGTGGATGCTCATTGCAATAACAACCTAACTCAGCTATTTCTTCTCTAATATTGCTCATGTTCCTCCTTTGGAAATAAATCATCAACATACAACCAACGCCTTAATCTTTTTTCACAAGAGAACCCTCTAACCCATTGAATATCTCCAGGTATTTCTATAGACCTATAATATATGCCACCTTTAAAAGTATATTCAACTATAACCCTTTTGCCGGGAGGAATACGCTCATTAAAGATATCATGCCATAAATTCTTCAAAAACTCACTGATAGCCCACTTAGCACCTTCTTTAAATCCTTCAACGGATTCACTGCTAACAAAATCTAATTTGCTGTTTTTGTATAAATCAAATGCAGCTTCTTCTATTTTCTTATCGTCTATCATAATCACTTTACTCTTCTGAATTGAACATTCTTTCCGTCTTTTCGCTCGATACGAGCACACTTGATTCGCTCACAAACATCCGCATTAATATTGCTTGCAATCTCGAAGAAAAAACAATTATCACAACCTTCGTGTTCAACTACCTTTAACACGACTTCTGCTCCAATAGGTAAATCTTCCATACGCTTAATTTCTCATTATGTGACACTTGATAACCTTGTGAACCGCATTTGGCTGCGATTCATTGAAATTCTTAATGAACTGACGCTCCATTTCCTTTGGAAAGATGGGCTTTATCGGCTTCGGCATAGTGAGGACGGCTTGAATCTTTGCCCCCCCATCCAAAGTAAGCAGACATCTGCGAGTAATTTTCTCAAATAACACTTTCGTATCTCCTATTATTTAAACGTTAAACAAAATCTTAGTTTTTTATAATCTAATTATATACCACCACGGAAGCGAAGCGAGCCTTCCATTACTTCATAGGTATTAGCATACACCCTACAGACAACCCCTCCTTTGATATAAGTATAGTTATTGAGTATCATATCCTTTACATAGTCAATAGAGGATAAAAAACGTTTTTCTATGTTTCTGTATTTGCATAAAATCTCGTTTTTAACCGCAAACTTTACCAAATCAAAAGCTTTTTGTACGCTAACGCTTAACTTCTCAGCTATATACTTATATGATATACCATTCTCTCTGAATTTATCGCCGTAGCCAAAACGATTACAAACCTTCTTAGCCGCCTTTAACTCTTTTAAGCCTTTAGGGTGCTTAGACTGCTGAATCATTTGCTTAGCGTAATTCTTTCGATTCTGTACATCAATGATAAGCATAGCAGATAAGGTATCTTCTATGAACTTTACATTCTGTGCATAGGCATTCTTTTTAGAATCATTCCTTGAAATAAACTCGATATTAGGAACGAGGACGTTCCTGTGAGAGGTATGACTTTTCAGAGATTTGAAGACAAGGCAACGATTATTCTTGCCCGTGAACTCAACCAAGCCCATAGCCTTCAATGTATCAATACGCTTACGCACAGCACAGGCACTTACTCCCGTGATTTCGTGTAGCTTATTGATGCTCCATCTTTGCACGGCAGAAGACTTGACCCTTGTCTTAATGAAAAGGGAAAATGCAATTGCCTTCCTTAACTCGGGATTGCAATACATATCGTTCAATATCTTTCTGCGTATCTCCATTTTACAGATGCTTTGAAAAGTCAAGAGCAGCAAAGAAATGGGGATTCTCTGCTGCTCCGTATTTAGTAGCCTTGCGGCTCACGTAAATCCAAATTCTTACACATTAGGAAGTTCCCCATAAACTCACTAAGTGATAGTGTTCTTTCTTAAACACACCGCAAAATTAATAAAAAATCGTCAAATAACCAAATCTTCTATTAATAAATTTAAAATAATTAATAGTTTTTATTCGCTTTTTAATAGATTTTTATAACTTTGCATCATATTTTCTATTAATAACCAAATAATAAGTAATAGCGTATGATATACAATCAGTATCAGCAGTACGAAATCTCCGACCGCATCATGCAAGCGGTATGCGAGGTAGGCAAGGTTACCTTCATGGAACTTTGCTCTGCGGTGAAGACCGTCAAACTCAACACCCTTAGAGGACTATACTGTCTCATAAGCCGTGATTATTGCATCCACCCCGACCGCTCGGCTCGCCTACTCTGTCGCACCAGAGCAAACGTTATCAACCAAGCACGAAAGTATATGCAATACGTTCAGTCAAAGGATAAGTACACCTTATCCATATATAACCAAATCGTTGAACTCTTAAAAAGCAACAAAGAATGAAAAGAACAGATTATGAGCTTACCTTGCCCGACCAGCTCTTCCCAACGGACAATGACTTAGAGATTCCGACACTCGATATTGATATGCAAGCCAAGGAGTGTCAGTCACCCTTCCTTTGCTTCGGCGAACAGAAGAGAACCTTCAACCTCAATGGCGAAGGCTCTTTGCACTTCTATACCGATGACTACCGCTTCTCAGCTATCTACGAGCACCCTGAGAAGATATTGCAGCATCATCCTGCCGTTATCGTTGAGCCGAACTTCTCCTTATATAATGAGATGCCCGTATCTTTCGGCTTGCAGGCTATCTACAAGAAACGTTGGATTGCCCGTTGTATGCAAGGTAAGGATATCGGTATCTTCGTTGACCTCAACGTTGCGCAGAAGTTCTATCGCCTCAATATGATTGGCGTACCTCGTGGATGGCGTGCCTTCGCTACCCGTGGATATTCGGATAGATTGAATAACCTCGCCTTTGAGTATTCCATCGCAAACGATTGGGCAGAGGGCAAAGAGCCGCTATTTGTTATCTACGGCGGCGGTGCTGAGTGTCGGCGGTTCGCCCAGACCCATAGAGGTTGCATATACATCAACCCCGTTGTCACTACTAAGAAGCAGCTTGCCGCCTTGCAGAAGATTCACGAAGGTGTTGCCTTCATCGGTGAAGAGTTCTCTGTTAAGGCGCAGCTTGATAAGCTCACCCCTTTCTCCAAGCAGATTGAGGACTTCCGAGCAGATAACGTCTCTAAACAGATTGAGGAAAAGTAAGATTGTTTATGCGAGATATGGCATTTATTTGCTGTATCTCGCTTTCTTTTGTATCTTTGCATCAGCAAAACAGAAATTGTGGAATATAGGTTCTGAGGTGTCATAACAATATGTATTAGTTAAGATTTGGTTAAATGAAAATAATAGTTAGTTTTTAGTCTATAAGCAGCCGCCTGTGATAGGTAGCTGCTTTTCTTATATATAATAGGTATAAGAATCTAAGAGAAGTCTAAAAATGTCTTAATATAATTATAAAAATCTATTGTTTCATATTAATGATTATTAAAATACTAATAATAATACTGAGAATATTTTGTAGTTCCAAAAGAATTTATTAATTTTGCGGTATAGAAATTAATAAATTAAAATATAAAGAATATGGCAAAAAATAGCGGTTCGACAAAAAGAGTTTCTTCTTCTGCGGCAGCAGAAAGTAGGAAAAACATAACTGTTCAAAATTCTAAAAGCATAGAAGAACAGATTAAATCTGCCGAAGAAAAACTGAAAGCAGAGTATGGAGGTGCTTACGATAAGGCTGGTACAGAAGAACAAATCTCTTATCTTTTGAAAGATAAGACGCTTTCTGAGGGCGCAAAAGATAGTTTAAAAAAGAAGCTTTCAGAATATAAAGAGAATGTAACATTGATTAATACAACGATTAAGTCACTTACAAAGGATTTCCCTCATAAACACTTCGGAACCACAGAAGGCGGTTATGATGCTTTCAAAATAGGAAAAGAATATGTAAGTATTAAAGGTGATACTATAACAAGAGGTATCGGCGTTGGCGAAAAATCATCATCGGCTTCTAAGATAAAAAACTCTATTACTGGTAAAATGAGTGTTAATCATTATCAAGGAGCTGACATGAGCAATAGTTACTCTTTTAAAATTACAGATAAGGTTAAATTAGCTAAATTAATTAGCGATATAACTTCAAAGAAGAAATAAGGTAGCTAATAAGGCTATGTTTGCACTTATGTATATTAAAAACGATTAATAAAGTAATATAAAGAATATGAGCAAGTCAAGTGGTAGTACTCGTACCGTAAGCTCCAATAATGCTGCGCAGAGTAGGACACAGAGCGTTGCAAATGCTGCACGGGAGTAAACTCCTCTTCTATTCAAGATGTTAATAAGCAGATAAAAGATAAATTCAACGAATCCTTTGATAAAGAGTTTAAAGGATGGAATGTTCATTATATGAGATATGGCGATTTGGATGATTTCTCTTTTAATGAAAAAGACGGAACGCTGACTGTCTATGCAACGGGTAAAGCATATTCGCCGAAACCTTCGATTGAGAAAGAAATCAAAAAGCTCTCAGATTCAGAATACAAAAAAGCAAAAGAAAAGGCTATTTTTAATGTAACAGAAACAAAAGAACCTTTTGCTACTGATGAATACGGAGCGACAAGAATTGCCAGTATGTATGAGGAAAAAGGATTTAAAGTAAAGAAGATAATTCTTCGCAAGCAATGGGATTGACGCTTTATTGAATTAAATAATAACTCCAAAGGCTACTCATTTTTGGGTAGCCTTTTTATTTGTTTACACACAATCTATTATTTTCTATTAAAATCCGAATAATCTCCGTAACTTTGCAATAATAATTATTAAATGGTAAAGTTATGGCAAAAGAAAGCTTATATAATAACGAGGAAATTTGGAAACCTATTGCTGATTTCGCAGGGTATGAAGTTAGCAATAGAGGAAGAATACGCTCGTACAGAAGAGGTAAAGTTAGATATCTGCATCTTATAGAAGCTAAAGACCATTATCTAATGGGCACAACAATATGTTGGGAAAAAGATAAAGCACTCGATAGCAGTTAGCCGTTTAGTAGCCATAGCTTTCATACCAAATCCATTAAAATTGGAGCAGGTAAATCATATAAACGAAAACGTAAAAGATAATAGAGTCGAGAATCTGGAGTGGTGTTCTCCCAAATATAACTCTAACTACGGAACAAGAGCAAAAAGGATTGCTGATAAACTTTCAAAGCCAGTTCTTCAATATGCAAGGGATGGCACATTTATAAGAAGATTTAATAGCGCAAGCGAAGCTTCAAGGGAAATCAAAACCACAGCGACTTCAATTAGTGCTGTTTGTAGAGGTGAACATTATACACATAAAAATTTTGTTTGGAAATATGAATAAAAAGATTGAAATCAAAATGTACCCACTTGAGAAATTAGAGCTCAACGAAGGGCAGCTGAAGGGATTAGGAAAGAATCCTAGGTACATAAAAGAAGGCGAATTTGAAAAACTAAAGAAGTCCATTTCTGATTCACCTGAGTTCTTGGAAGCAAGACCATTACTCGCCTATCCGCTTAATAATGGCAATTATATTGTTATAGCAGGTAATATGCGTCTTCGTGCCGCAAGAGAACTTGATTTTAAGGAAATACCTTGCTATATCTTTGATAAGAAAACCCCTATAAAGAAACTAAAGGAGTACACTATCAAAGATAATGTTGAGTTTGGAAGCACTGATTGGGATGAGCTTGCCAATGGTGAGTGGGAGATTGAAGAGTTGCAGGATTGGGGTATGGATTGTACTTTTCTGACAGAATCCGAACCAGAAGAAGAAACGTCTGACCGAAAAGATACAGAGGACGATGAATATAGCGAAGAAGAGCATGAGATTGAAGCAAAGTGTCAACTTGGTGATATCTGGCAGCTTGGAAGACATAGACTTATGTGCGGCGATTCTACAGATGCGACTCAGGTTGCAAAGCTTCTCGGTGGCAAAACCATTCAGATGTATTTGACAGACCCACCATACAATGTGGCTTACGGTTATGAAGGCGCAGCAACAGAAAAACATCGCAAGGATGGACTGGTCGTCTTAAATGACAAGATGAACAACGATAAATTCGAGGAGTTCTTGACAAACGCATTTAACGCTGCCAATGCTAATATGGAAAAAGGTGCTTCGTTCTACATATTCCACAGCGATGGCTACTCATATTGGTTTAGGAAAGCTCTTATCAATACGGTAGACCTGGAGTTGCGAGAGAATTTGATATGGGTAAAGAACTCCATGGTATTAGGAAGGCAAGACTATCAATGGCGACATGAACCTTGCTTGTATGGATGGAAGAAGGGAGCAAGCCACAATTGGTTTAGCGACAGAAAGCAGACGACCGTTATGGAGTTTGACCGACCGACAAAGAGTGTTGAACATCCGACCATGAAGCCTATTCCACTTTTCGCATATCTTATTCAGAACTCATCGCAGGAGGGGTGGAATGTGTACGACAGTTTCGGTGGTAGCGGCACGACTATAATGGCGTGCGAACAACTCGACAGAAATGGTTTTTCAATGGAGCTTGACCCTCATTATTGCGATGTGATAATCAACCGTTGGGAAACTTACACAGGCAAAAAAGCTAAAAAAATCAAAGTTTAACTACATAAATTAAAATTAGAAATGATAGAAAAAGTAAACCCACAGCATCCAGATAAGGTCGCCGACCGCATTGCTGGCGCTATCGTTGACCTTGCTTATATAAAGCAAGAGAATCCAAAAATAGCCGTAGAAGTTCTTATCGGACACGGCGTAGCTAACGTTATTATTGAAAGTAGCGTAAAGTTGACAGAGGGTGAAGTTACGGCAATCGTAGAGCGCATTACGGGACGTGATGATATTTATATTGCTTTGATAAGAAAGGAGCAAGATAAATATCTTGCAAAGAATCAGCAGGGCAATATTCGCTGCGGCGATAACGGAATCTTCAAGGGTGTTCCTCTGACAGCTGAAGAGAGAAAGCTGTCAAAGATAGCGCACGATATCTACGCAAAGTATCCTACTGACGGAAAGTACATCCTTGCAAACGAGAAGCTTATTATATGCCAGAGCTGTGCTAGTAAGGATGAGCTACAGAATGAATACCAGACAGCCATCATCAACCCTATTGGTGATTGGAGCGGAGGAACTGACGTTGACGCAGGTGCTACAAACCGCAAGCTCGGCTCTGATATGGCTCAGTCTGTAACTGGTGGCGGATTACACGGAAAGGATTTATCGAAAGCTGACGTTTCGGTCAATATCTACGCTTTCTTGAAAGCACAAGCAACAGGGAAACCAGTTGAGCTGTTCTGTGCAATCGGTGATGAAGACATTGACGGTAAACCATACGCTGAAATTGTTGAGATTGCAAGAAGCTATATTAAAGAAGTCGGCGGTTTTGAGAAATTCGCTGAGTGGGGATTGTTCTAAACAATGCACTTTTTATGGCTCAGAAACAGCACGGAACAACAAAGAATGTAACCCCAAACACAAAGGCTATAAAGGCTTCGAGTGCTAAATACATAAAAGCACTTGAAAGCGGCTTATACGACAAGGAACTATCATTCTTTGACAAGAACACGGGAGGTTACCTCTTGTATTCTAAAAACAGAAAGATGGATAATATGGAGTATAATGCTGCAACCTTTATGGCTGTCAAGGGGAAACAGATAACAATGACACCCGAAGGAGAAGAAGGTTACGAGCTTATTATTGCTAATGGTAAGCCAAAGTATGGCGATGGAAGGATTGGTATCACTTCATACGAGCAGCGTTCACCCAAGGCTGCAAATGAAGCTACAGCAAGAAAGACAGTTGAAAACGCAATAAATCATGCGAGAAAAAAGGGTGCTACCATTGCTGTTCTATTTGATTACAGCCGTTCGTTCAAGGTGCAAGACATCAAACACGGAGCAGAACACTATGAAAGAAATCACACTGAGACAAAATATCAGTCCGTGAAATCCTTTATTGTGGTTAGCGGAAGTGGAAACATTCACGAATGGGATTTGTATAAGAAATAAAATTGCGGATAGAAGAACGCCCTTCTCCGCAAAAAGCTCATAGCACAGTTAGGACGAGGACGTTTCGCAACCCTAACCCACTGAACTTGGGCGCAAAGTTAATAATAATTCTTGTAAAAACAAAATTTATGAAGAAGAAAAATAGGGAAACCCAAAAATAAAGCGAAATTAAGTATGAAGGTTAAATCAGTTAAAACAAAAATCTTGGAGGAAGTGGGGTTTCTGCTTCCTACCAAGAAACTTCTTTCCTCTAAGGAAAAGGTTGAAATCATGGAGCAGTTTTTGATGATGCCAGCGAAAGAGATAGTAAGGCTTCAACAAGACGGAGGAAAGCCTGTCTTTGTACAACAGATGGCAAGGTTGCTCTATAATAATAATCTTGGAGAGTACTTTAATGTACTAAAAATGTGCCGAGATATGGCAGCAGAGGAAAAAGATAATAAAGATGCTTTTCTTAAATAAAAGCAATTGTTGGGAATAAATTAGGAATAAAAGTTATTAATATGCCATTATCAAGAGATGAAAGCAAGCGTAAAAAACAGCTTGCAAACCTTGAAAAAGGTAAGTTTAAAAAAGGTGGAGTTGGCAACCCCAAGGGCAGACCACCAAAGCCTAAGACGATGTCATTGTTCATCGAGGAAATGAAGGAGAAGGGCTACGAAGTGCCTTCCTCTCAGATTATCGCAGAGTCTTTTCTGTATATCGCTACGCTGCCCGAAGACGAATTGAAGGCGGTGTTGGCTGATAAGTCACGCCCGATGATGCAACGCATTATTGCCAAGGGAATACTTGACAAGAAAGGACTTGATGTGCTCGAAAGAGTTATTGATAGAGCCTACGGAAAGATTCAGCGCATTGACCTTACAAGCAAGGGCGAGCAGATTAAGCAAGACCCATTGCAAGTACACGTTGTTAACAATAATGAAGAGTATCAGAAGATTCTCGCTGAGATTCAGAAAGAGAAGGAAAAGAAGGACGCTGAGCCAGACAGGACAGCAGAATGATAAAAGAGACAAATAAAGGATAATAGAGATATGCCGCACGTATATTTAGCAAAGAACTATATGAGGGTAAAAGCAGCGAAAGAAGCAGGATTCACAACTTGCTCTCTTCAAGGCTCAAGTCGTAGTGCCAAGACGTATAGCGTTGTGCAGTTCCTTTGTATGTTTTGTTTCAATTATGCTGGAACGACCGTTTCCATCATTCGTGCTGGTATGCCTTCCATCAAACGAACTGTCTATCGTGATTTCAAGGATATAATGCTCAACTTTGGTTGGTGGGATGATAAGTGCATGAATAAATCGGAGTTCGTTTACACATTCCCTAATGGCTCTTGGATTGAGTTCTTCTCCACCGATAATGAGCAGAAGGTGCGTGGTTCTAAGCGTAAGATACTTTTCGTAAACGAGGCGAATGAACTTTCCTTCATTAAATGGCAGCAGTTACAGATGCGTACAACGGAGTTCTCCATCCTTGACTATAACCCATCATTCTCAGAGGAGCATTGGATAAATCAAGTGAACGAGGAGAAAAGTACTTACTGGTTCATTTCAACCTATAAGGATAACCCATTCCTCGAACCAAAGGTTATCGCTGAGATTGAAAGCTTAAAATGGAAGAATCCGAGCTTATGGCGCATCTATGGTTTGGGGCAGCGTGCCATCGTTGAGGGTCTTGTATTTGAGAATGTTGTAATTGATGACTACATACCTGTGGAGGCAATGAGGCATCATTGGCGTGGATTGGATTTCGGATATACTAATGACCCAACAGCTCTTATTGATGTATATCTTTGGGGATATAATCTTTATCTTGATGAAGCTTGCTACCAAACCAAAATGCTTACAGATGAAATTATACGAGTAATCAAAGAGGATAAGTATAACACTGAGGTTATATCCGAGTGCGCCGACCCTCGCTTGATAGACGAAATCTATAATGCTGGAATTGATATAAAGGCAGTAAAGAAATTCCCTGGTTCTATAATGGCAGGTATTACAAAGATGCTTTCTTATAAGATTCATATCACAAAGAAGTCAACGAATCTTATAAAGGAGTTTCACAATTATACCTATCGGCAAGATAAAGAAGGTAAGTGGTTGAATGAGCCAATCGATATGTATAATCACGGAATAGATGCGGTTCGCTATTGCATTCTTAACAAGGTATTAGGCGACTACGCCAGTGGTATGTCGGCAGGCGATATTCTTGGTTTAATATAGAAATGGATAGCCTATGAAGCGATATTACGACAAGCGACCAAAAGAACCTCGCAAGCGTATGCACTACAATAAGCGAGGTATCGCCAAGCACTCATTCCGCACGGAGGCAGAGGCTTTGCGGTTTATCAAGAAATGCAAATTAACTGAATACACGCCGTATCTGTGCGCAGAATGCGGTTACTGGCATATTGGTAGGCGATATAAAAGATAAGGGCAGAGAGGGCGAATAAACCGCCTTTCTGCCCTATTTTTAATTGTTTACACGCACTTTCCGCTTTTTTCCCTTATATTATACGTATTTATTAACTTTGCCCTCATAAATAAACGTTTATTTGATTATGAGAGCAATAGAACAAATAGTAGCAATGCCAGAGGCAGCCGATGTATATAAGTTGCTGACGGCGAGAAAGCAGAGATTTGCCGTTCCCTTGGAGATTGCGCATCAGCAATGGGAGCCTGAGCAGCACAGAATCTTTGACCGTAACTTCCGCAAGGATAAGATGATAAATGTGCCGACTGGGCAGACCGACCCGATTACAGGAAAGCCAATCTATAAGAAGCAGAAGGTGAAGGTGTGCCGAATCGCCATACCTTTTCAGAAGTCAATCGTGAATCTCACGGTCGGTTTCTTGCTTATGAATGCCGTTACCTACAAGGCTACGGCGCATGGCGTTGACGTGAAGAAGATGAATGATAAGCAGCAAATGCTCTTTGACGCCATCAATCACTGCTATCACGATAACAAGATGAAGTACTTCGATAAGCGACTGGCTCGCATTCTCTTCAAGGAATGCGAATGCGCCGAGCTGTGGTATATGCCTACGGATGCCGAGGGCAAGCTAAGACATGAAATTAGAGTGCAATTGCTCGCTCCTTCCCTTGGTGATAAGATATACCCACATTTCAATGACTATCATATCATGGATGGCTTTGCGAGGGAGTACTATATCACTGACGAGCTTGGCACGCAAGAGCTTCATTTCGATGTTTACACAAACCTTTATTGCTATCAGTATATCAACGATAAGGGCGGAGGCTGGAAGCTATTGAAAGCAGCTAAGCACGGCTTTACCAAAGTTCCAGTGGTCTATTATCGCCAAGATAAGCCAGAGTGGGCAGATGTTCAGTGGGCGATTGAGAGAGTTGAAACCTGCGTATCAAACTGGGGCGACACAAACGACTACTTCGGCACGCCAAAGTACTATGTGAAGGGACGCTTGGAAGGCTTCGCCGAGAAAGGGGAGCAAGGTACGGTGTTCCTAGGTGGAGAGCAATCAGATATGCGAGTTCTCTCTTGGGACAACTCGCCTGAGAGCGTGAAGGGTGAAATCGCCTATCTTTTCAATATTATCTATTCGTTCACGAATGTTGCCGACATTAGCTTCGAGAATATGAAGACCTTGGGCAGCAACACCAGTGGAGCGGCTATCCGATTGATGTTCACTGCACCTTACATGAAGGCAGACTTGAAAACTGAACTATTCGGTGAAATGTTCACTCGCCGTAGCAATATTGTGGCGAACGGCATTTGTAACGTGGGCGCATACGTCAAGGGAATTGATAATTCCGTAGCTGAGGATATTGACTTTGAGCCAGTATTCAAGCCTTATTTGCCAAAGAATGACGTGGAACTATTGCAACTTATTACTTCTTCAAACGGAGGTGCTAAATCAACATCCAATCGCCGTGCCATCGAGCTGAACCCTCTTAATGATGACCCAGATAAGGTTGAGGAAGAGATGCAGGAAGAGCAACAAGAGGCATTGGCGCAACAAGCAGCTCTTTCGGGGCTTGGCAGTGCCGCAAATGGGGAACAGTCTATTTATAATGAAGAAGAGGAATAAAAATAACTATGTCAAAGAAGCTCACATCAAAACAGCAGAAAGAACAACTGAATAATCTGTTCGCCGTTTATAACAAGCGGTTGGGCAGATTATACAGCGATTATGTCAAGAAGCTCACCTCTCTTGGCTATGGAGAAGATGTGCTCGAAGATGATGCGCTTTTTAACTTTGATAACTTTCCACAGTTAAAGGCTCGTTTGAACGACATTTTTAATGATTACTATCAGAATAGCCTTCTTTGTTATAAGAGCGGCATCACCGATGGTGTAGCGTTGGCGTATAACCACGATGAAATGGTTATAGGCGGTTATTCCGTGCTTACTGATAAAGCTATAAGGGTTGCACGAGATACCGCCGCAGCCACGTTTATTTCAAATCGCTTGAAAACAAAGAATGGATTGAATCTCTCTCAGATTATTTGGAACTACTGCCAACAGACAAAGAGTGAGTTTGAGATGGCTATGAGTAATACCATTGCGGACGGAATCAAAAAAGGCTCATCAGCAGAGGAAGTAGGCAAGAGCATACGAAAGTATCTCAACGACCCAGATATGATGTATCGCCGTTATCATACTATCAAGGTTCAGAAGAACGGAAAGAAGAAAGATGTGGTGACTTGGCGCAGACGTAGAATCATTGACGGTAAGGTGCGCTTCGTTGAAGAGCCATTGGAGAAAGTAGGCATGGGTGTTTACCGCTCGGCGAGAAAGAACGCTCTCAGAGTAGCAAGAACGGAGATAAATTCCGCATATCACAAGGCAAGAAATGAACGATGGCAGAATGAACCATTCGTTATCGGTCAGTATATTCACGTATCTCCACAGCACAATATTGATGACATATGCAACGACCTTGAAGGTCGATATCCGAAAGATTACGTATGGATTTCTTGGCATCCTCAATGTATCTGTACCTCAGACCCTATCACCATACAAGGCGAGGAGAAGAAGGAATTTTATAAACGCTTGATGGCTGGCGAGGATATGAGCAACTACGTATCCCCTTTTGCCGTGCTTACTATGCCCGAAAAGTACAATCAATACATCAAGGATAACTCCGAAGCTATCGTGAAGGCAGGAATGAGGGGTAAATTGGCTTGGCATTTACAAGATAACACAAAGTATTGGGCACATCTTTTAAGCCCGTCAGACCGCAAGAAATTGGGGTTAAAGGCGGTTTCTTCTAAGGAGCTTATACTTGCGAAGGCAAAGGAACGCCACGCCCTTAGAACTAAGGAGCAGATAGATAAAATACAGAGCCGATGGGATAAGCATAGACGTGACTATTACAATGGCTTGGTTCATAATCTGCTCGGAAGCAAATCTGTTACGGATATAAAGAGCCAAGACCTCTTTGAACGTTACTATGCTATCCGCTACGCAATCAAGGACAAAAAGAGTGCTTCTGAGATAGCTTCTTTGTTTGATAGATTCAAGCGAGGTTATCAGACTAAACTTGCATGGACTGACCGCAAGGTTGCAATGAATGTTATGAAGGTGGCTGCTAATTACGGAGAAACCGATGTTTCTTCCGTTCTAAGCGCATTAAAATCTGCTGACTATACATTAGCAAGGAAAGAAGCAAAAACGCTCGCAAACGCCATTTCTACCATTAAAAAGGATGAACTATCACTTTCTGCTCTCATCCCTGATGTCAATAAGTGGCATAAGCAGTTCACGTCACAGGAATTGCACGGAGTATATGATGCCGTAGAAGCGAAGTTGGCTCAATGGCAAAGCTTGACGCTTGAACAGAAAGCGAAGAAACTACAATTTGAAGCTATTGATTTCCTTGGCGGCAATATGCACGGGGTTCAGCAGAAGTATGCCACTTGGAAGGTATCGCAAGCGGCATATCTAAAAAAGCTTGATGAGGTAAATACGGCGATTGATTGGATAAATATCAATAAAGCTTATGCTGACGTAAAAGGCTATAGTACGCAGAGTAAAGTCTATCACAAGATACTCTTTGACCTCAAAAATGCTATGGTCGCACAAGATAAAGACTTGGCAAAGCAGCTTATCCAAGAGGCGCAAGATAAGAAGAACTCTCTCATTCAATTAAAAGCCAAGAGAGCAGCAAACAAAGGCGGAAATGGTTCAATCCCATTCGATGCCGACGCTTATTCACAAGCGAGAAAAGAGGCGGCTGTTTGGGCGAAAAATACAAAAGATGCCGATGATGTTCTTAGAGCAAAATGTGGTGAGGTATGGCGCAATGCAACCGATGAGGAAAAAAATGCTATCTTTGGATATACGAGTTCGTACCATAATATCAATGAACCTTTGCGAGGTCTCACCTACTATGGTTCAGCAGCAGATACACAGCTTGGTTTAGATAGAATCCCATTGATGGAAAGCATCATTAATAAATCGTACTACGATAAAGATATTTGGCTACAACGAGGTGGAGGTATGGTTGAGCTTAAAAAATTCGGCTTATCCAATTATGCTTACGCTACAGATGCAGAAATCATGGCTCTTGTAGGCAAAGAAGGCACGGAAGGAGCTTTTACCTCTGCTGGCGTGGCAAAAGGTAAAGGTTTGGGTGGAAATGTTATCACCAATATCTATGCACCTAGAGGAACGAAGATGATGTATGCTGAGCCGTATTCGAGCTTCGGAAATGGTTCGGGTCGCTCTTGGGATGGAATCGCAAAACAATCTACTTTCGGAAGCGAGAGTGAAATCATCCTACAGCGTGGAACTACATTTAGAGTTACTAAGGTAGAAAAAAGCGGTAATACCTGGTATATAGATGTTGAAGTGATAAATCAAGATGTACTTCCATTCCCGTATATCGGTGGTTATCCATACAAATAAAGAAAAGCCCCCGTTATTATTCACGAGGGCTTTTCTTGTAATACGTCTTATCATAAAAATCCTTGAAACTCTCAACGCCTTCCTTCATTGGAAGTTTGTTAAGATGCAGATAGCGGTTGAATAAAAGGGCTTTCAATGTAGCAGGGGTATCATCTGTATCATTGAAGGTTCTTAACCCTACCGCAATATACTCATTCAACATTTCATTAAGGAACATTTTCTGTTGTCCTTTATAAACTTTCAAAGTAAATTCTACCCATTTCTTTTCCCATTCCCAAAGAAGTGCTTCAATGCAATCTTTCCAAGGGTTTTCTGCTTCACCTTTGAAGTATCGGCAGAACTTGATTAAATCTTCCTTATTCGCCATATCTATCAATAAATTTAGTTACTACATTCTTCATATCCAAAGGGAGATAGTTCAATGCTTTCTCCTTCATTTCTTGTGGAATACCAAAGAGTGGCTGAGCGATTGAACCAACGATTGCTCCCATCGTATCGCTATCACCGCCGTATGATACAGCATTTCTGATTGCATCCTCGAAGCTATCACTATCAAGGACTATTCTAAAGGCAAGAGGGACGCACTCTTGGCAAGTTTCTGCCCATCTACCTCTTGGTACAAGATTCTTATTCCAATCAGAGCCGTAATATATTATCGCTGCTGTATCAATAAAACTTTTGCTTTTATATTTTTTCAAATCACAGATACAATCTGCTACCGCAGCAGCACCAATTAGTCCTTCAATGTGACTATGTGATACCTTTGCACTCATCATTGCTTGACGAATGGCATCATTTCCCTTATTGAATGCCCAACCCACAGGACTAACTCTCATAGCTGCTCCATTTCCAAAACTATCATAAGGCTGTGGATTCGAGCTACGAACCCATTTTGAGAAGCTTGCGCCATACCCACCCATTGGGTTTAGATACTTCTGACACCAGTATTGAAGCGATATACGATAATCTCCGACATTCGGCTTTTCATTACCGCCTTTTCGAAGAATAGCATCGGCTACGGCTATTGTACAGATGGTATCATCTGTAAAATTACAACCTTCGTCAAATAGTTTAAAGTTGTAATCAAATGTGTTATTAAACTCAAACTTTGAGCCTATAATATCACCTATAATTGCTCCTATCATAACTGTATCTCCTATTTTAATGTTAATTATTCGCAAATTTACGAAGAAATATGCAGATAACCAAATATTTTTTATTACTTTTGCATTAATTGTTGTATCGAGTGCGTATCTCCTATGTACTCACAACGTTAAACAAAACAATTATTTACACTTAGCATCGTCCTCATTCGTATCTCCGAGGGCGGTGCTTTTTATTTATAAGAACTCCTTTAAAGCAACGTGATAAACGTCATACATCAGGCGAGTTACGTATAATACCGCAACCTTATCAATAACGAAAGAAGGATAAGGATTACCCTCTTCGATGATTGTGTTCAACGATAATTTTGGGTACTTATCAGGATAAGTAAACTTTATCTCTAGAGTGATGTAGCCATCTGTCTGTTTTACCAATACCATGAGCTTTTGCAAGAGCTCATAGCATTTATTATAAGCTATTTCGTAATCTTTAAATCGTTTCATTGTCGTATCTCCTATAATTTAATCAAGTTTTGAAACCAAGTAATCAAGCTCCTCCTCGCTGAGTGCAATCTTATTCTTGCGCTTAATCTTAATGGTGTTATCCATTCCGATTTTCTTCATTGCAACATTGAGTGAATTGCCACCCTGTGCTTCCGTTACCAGAATATCCTCAACGAAGTCAAGCATATCTTGGTCGTGAGCTTTCTGCTCTTTATGTAACTTCTTTTCAAGCTCTTCTGCCTTCTTGGTAAATGAGCAACCCATTTCGATAGCGAAATCATCGTGAATATTCTGTATCATCTGCTCGATATCGGTTGAGCTAAAAAACTGATTGAAGTATGTATCACCTCTTTTGTCGCCCATCAGAGCCATAAGATGCTTAATTTCTTCTTGCTTTGTCATCATTGTCGTATCTCCTATAATTTAATATTAAACCTATTTATTAATTATCTACACCGCAAAATTAATAATTTCTTTTGAAACTACCAAATTTTCTCTGTATTTTTATTAATATTTTAATAGCTTTTAATATACCGATATGTAAATTAAGGTTATTTTAATATAAATATTGTAATATAAATATATAGTAACCGAATTTTTGCTATCTTTGCATTCTGAACCAAATCAGACGAGTTATGACACAGATTTATGACGCATCACCAAAGGAGTTGGCGGCAATGGCTCAACGCTACCTCCATGATGGAATACCAAGCAGAGCCACGTATTGCTACGAGCGGCTGATGTACCTCGGTTGCTTGCGGATAACGGGGTATCTTCGCCTTGCCTTAGTATATACCAAGCAAGGAAAAGATAACGCCGCTGAGCGTGTTTTAAATAGGTATCGTGCAATTTATAAATATTAATATAGGAGATAAAGAATATGAAGAAACTTTTATTTATCGGAGCTATGCTATTCTTTACGATGCAAACATTCGCACAAGAGTGGTCGAGTACTTTACACAAGGCAGATGAACTAAAAGGAACGAAAGAGTATGTATCGTTTATGTATGAGGATGAAGAAAAGAATTCATTCATCTTTTGGTCTCATTATAAGAGTGATTTTAGAATCATTTGCAATGAAGGTATCTTTGATTACGATAAGAATAACTCCTTTGTGGCTACATTTGGATATTATGATGAGAATGGGCAGCTCAAAAAGAAACAGAAGATAACTATGTTCTTGGAGAGTGGAAATCCTAAAACGGCAGCACCTGGAATGTTTAAGAAAGGAGAGGTAGTAAAATACCTAAAAGAAGGTCGTGGATATATAAGAATCCTTGCGAAACAATTTGAAAGAGTATCATTGTGGGAAATGAAAATCCCTTGTATGGATAAATAGAGATGAAAGAGATAGACCGCATTAACGTACACCCATTAAAAGAAATTTTTGATGGAGAGGCTTCTGGCTTCACCCCTTGGCTTACAAAGAATATTGGTGTGCTGGCTGAAAAGCTTGGTATCAATATATCAGAGGCAGAGAAAGAGCATAAGCTGGAGACAATGAAAGTTGATATTATAGCCAAGGCAGGTGATGATGGCGAGAAAAGCATAATCATAGAAAACCAGTTCGGCGATAGTGATTCAGACCATCTTGGAAAGGTGATAACATATGCCGCTCATCATCATGCCGACTATGCTGTATGGATAGTTGAGAAAGCGAGAGCGGAGCATATCAGTGCCATTCAAATGCTAAATGACTCAACCATACAATGTAACTTCTTTCTTGTGGAGGTTACGGCTGTAAGTATTGGCGATTCAAAACCTGCACTTCTATTTGATATTGTATGCCAACCACCTTATGAAAAGAATGAAGCTTCGCCGAAGTCAAATACAGAGCAAAGGCTGATTGATTTCTGGACGGCATTCAATGAATATGCAAGCAAGAATGGGGCGAATTTCCAAAAGATGCCACAGAGCTATCACTGGATGAATATATCAACAGGAACGACAAAGGTACATTATGACCTTTTCATCCGCAAAGGTTCTGTATCTGTCCGTTTATTGCTTGATGGTTCTGATAAGGCTGAGAATAAGAAGCATTACAGAATGATAGAAAAGGATAAGGATTCTATCAATGAGGCATTCGGCAAGCCGCTCCTTCAGTGGAATATAGCAGAGGATAATAAAACAAGCGTTATCTTTGCGACAAACTATGAAAGAGGCGGTTATGAGCAAGATGATTGGAAGCCTATCTTTGCCTGGTTGCTTGAAGCTTACAAGAAACTATCAAAGATATTCAAGCCATATATAGAAAAGATAAAGAGTGAGGTATAACCGCCCCACTCTTTTCTTGTATATTACTTTGGCGTGCCTAAGTAATCGTTAAATCGCCTCACGACCTTCAATCACATTCAGATAGATATTGCCGCCCAAGATACCACTGAATGCCATTACGGCGTTGCCCATACTCTTAGCGAAGGTCTCCGCTTCCTTTGAATCCTCGATACCCTCGTTTGCGAAGAATGTAAGAGTCTTCTCCTGAATGGCGATAATCTCCTTCAAGAGGGTGATGCACCGCACGGTCTTATCACTAACTGAATACTGAACTGAATTATCCATTTAAAATGCTTCATTTAAAGATTCTAATTCTGTTCTTATTTCCTTCTTAGAAAGTTCCGTGATAAAATCTGCATATAATCTGACTTCTTCAAAAAGCTCTTTGAATTTTTAATCACCACGAAAGCCTTTCTTTTCTGAGAAAGAACCGATTTTGTTTTTAAAGACGATAACATCATTCAGATGCTCTAATACCTCATTTGTTTCATTGCTTAATGTAATCATAATTATTTTGTTTTTAGAATCGGGAGCGACCGCCGAAGCAGCCACCCCCCGAAGAGATACAACATATATTAAGATGAAATGAGAATCTAACTATTCTTCAAGATACCTTAAAAGGCGCATACGCAAAAATCCCTTTCTCCCAAAAGTACATATCTTTAATACATTCTTCAACAGTAATTTGGGATAGTTTCAATCCTCTGTACCTAGCACGAATACGTGCATGGTGTATCAGCTTACGCATATCTTCTCTATCCATACCCTACGCTCCTTTCTTGAATCTTTTCGCACCATCCTTGAGCTCGCAGAAGCCATCCTCCTCTCGCAAATTATAAAGAGCTTGCGTTTCTTCGGACATACTATAAAAAGCCGAAATACGAGCCTTCTTTGCGTTGATAGGGTCATAGATAGTCCTTGTTATGTCAGACCATACGGCGAGAGCCCTCTTATCTTTGACGATATTATCACGGAACTTTTCGGCTTCATCGTGCATGATGTCGTATAGGCAATTATCCGCTTGCGTGAATGCCATCTTAGCCCGATGATTCTCGTAGCTTGGAGCAATATCAACTCCATACTCCCTTTCTGTAATCTCCATAACGTGTTTATGAGTATCATTAATCTGCTGTACGAGATTCTGAATGGTGATAGCATAAGAACAGAGATAAGGGTTATACTTGCATTTAAGATTGCGAAGCTTATCTTCAATCATCTTACGCAACTTCTCAACCTTATCCTTAATCAAATCCCACAGATAAGTAGAATATTCATTATAGTAATCCTCATCCATGTGTCGCTCATACAACTTCATCGTGTTACGGACGGATTTCTGGCAATCGGTAAAGTGCTTTTTAAGATTGAACTTAAACACCTTCTTCTTATCAAAAACCTCCTTAGAAATAAGAAGGAAGTTATCTGCCAAGATAAACTCCATATAGCAGCTTTGGCAGAGGGTAGAATAAGCGTAATCAAGGGCTTTCTGAATCTGCTCGTTATCAATGCCGCTCGGCACATAGACAACGGCTTTGTAGGCCGAAACATCCGTTTCTACATACCTTCCCTTATCCATCTTGCAACCATTATGATTGCCTAGCAAAATAGGTACTTCCATACTCTACTCCTCCTTATCTCCATTACCTTGAATGAGGCAAGCAAATACGCCTACGCTCACAATAACCACCATAAAAATAACAAATCCCATACCTTATCCCTCCTTCTCTTTTAAGAACCGCACAAGGCAGTTGTAATTCTGACTAAGGCAGTTGAGAATCTTAATTTGCTCACTACGTGCCAAATCCTCGAACTGTACCACTTTATCATTCTTATCCTTTATAGTCATACCACAAAGGTCGCCACCGAGTTCAAGTGTGACTGTCAGACTAATATTTTTCTTACTCATAATAAAGCTATTTTTTTAATTTACGATAATGATAATATTTTTTGTATTTATGGCGCACAGCAGAGTACTTTTGAAGATTTTTCTCATATTCCTCACGAGGATAAGCGAATGCGCCTTCAGAAAGAGCTATACGCTCAAAATCGGCATACTTCTTATCATATCCAAGAAGCTCAACCAAATCCTTCGGATAACACCATGCAATCTGTAGTTTCTGCGGCTCGTCTTTTTCTGGCGAAAACTTTATTGAACCTATATCCTGGTAAAGTTTTGCATTAGGTATTCTCATATCCTCAATATAAGGTTGTAACTCACCACTTCTTACGTCTCGGAAAAAGACAAAGATAGCATTGCTACCACAAGGCTCAGTAACAGGGTGCAATATCTTATCAATACGCTCTTTCTGTTCTTTCTGATTTTGTTTATAGCCTTTCTTGTACCCTCGAATAAAAGCCTCCGAACATACTTTAAGCAAACCATCTGGGCAAATATGATGATTGCATTGCCCACAATGACGTTCATTGCCGTTAGCTATTTTAGCTTTATCTTCTAAACTTAATCTCTTTGTCATATTATTACAGATTAATTATTAATATTCCATTATCAAGCAATACGCATCCCATAACGAACAGAATCATCAAGAATGCCGTGATGCATAACCTTTCACTAAGAGTGATAACACCTTCTATCTTTCCGCTTATCGCCCCAACAGCGGTAACGCTGCTGAATGCGGTAACTATTGCGCCTATAACGATTAATATTTCTCCTGTTCCCATTTTTCAACCTTCCATTCTTCTGTAATATCCATCTGTTCACGATATTCCTTTACCGCATTGGTAAAATAAGGAGAGATATTCAAATCCTTAACGAAAGAAGTAATGGTCTCCGTCTGATGATAATTATCACCTTGTACCCATCCATCATCCTCTTTAACGAAGCAGAAAACGGCAAAACAAGATTTCTGTTCGCCCGTTTCATTATCCCATATCTGTTGCCTTCTTGCACAGAACTTCATTGTTCGTTCGTTATTGAATAACTCATAGCCATCACCCGTGCGTTGAGCAAAGGGAACTTCACCCTTTGCTTCTATGATAAACTTCTTTTCTTTAATCTCTTCCATAGTCATTATGTGTTAGAAACTACTGAATAGCTTTCGTCTTTGCCGTAAACCACATTTACGTTGAGAAGATTGTTAAGCCTGAATCCCATAGTCCAACTGAACCAAAGATACCCTAGTTTCTCGGCAACCTTGATAGCTGTGTCGGCATATTTCTTGGCATCACCTTTAAAAGGCTCTGAGCCGTAATAAGAATAACCATTATCAAAGACCATTTTGAACACCTGCCCCTCTGGCAATTCATACTTACAGAAATCATCATAAGGAAGAATATTTCCATCTACCTCAAAGCAAATCTGCTTATAATCAAGGAAGGAGATAAACCCTTTATCATTGATAGTAAGATTACTTCGTTTAAGAGTATCTAACACATCTTTCTCCTCTTCTTTATTAAGAATGCGATAATTAGTAAAGATAATCTTACAGCTCGCTTTTTGTGGTACGTTATCAACGATTGCAATAAGCGGAATAAAGCTGCTAAAAGAGCCAGATAAAGCTATTCCCTGTTCTCTTAAAAAACGCTCACCATCGCACTTATCAAGATACACGATAGCTAAAGGAAACTCCTTTCTGAACGCTACATATAAATTCTTAAATTCTACGAACATAAGCCTACGTTTTAATACATGTCGTTCTCACTAAAACCATTGATGAAGATTGTCTTCTTATCGTGGTCTATCTCCATATCCTGAGCGCAAGCCCAATTCAAGCATTTATTCAGCTCATCATCGAAAGTCCCCATAAACGAACCGCCAGGTCGCCAAATCTTGCGCATACCCTCACGTTTGAGCTCTCTGCCACCGCAAGCACCTTTCCAAGCGAAGCCAGCCAACCAATGAACCTTGTAATCTGGGTGATTGGCTACTTCTTTTCTTACATCTTCATTGCTACACAAACCAAATTTTACCACATTTCCCATTGTATTGTATCTCCTATATTTATGGGCAGCTATTACGCTGCCCGATTAATAACTAAAATCCTTCTTTCATTAATTCGATGCCGTGCTTCACACCTTCAAGGTAATGAACCGCATCGCTAGCATTTCCTATATTTTTGGTAGGATTCTCACCTACGAGGATGAGCCACCCGTCTGAATGTAACTCAGCTGTGACTATTACCTTACCATAAGCAGCATTAATCTGCTTGACAAGATTCTCAACACCTTTTGTACTAACTGCTACTGCCATAATTGTATCTCCTATATTTAAACGTTAATTATTTCTTCTTCATACATTCCTTCACTGCGTATTGGCTTTTAAGAAGGCATTGTGTGGCATTCAAGCCTTTCAAAGGAATGAATACCTCTACGATAGCATTCCAACGTCCTCTAAACGTACCCGAACCTTTTGCGTTGGCGATAAAAGAATCAATATCTGATTCACTAACCAAAGCACCTGAGTACTTGGTGATAACCTCACCTGTGAATTTATTGATAATTGTAATCATTGTCGTATCTCCTATAATTTAAATATTAAACCTATTTATTAATTATTTACACCGCAAAATTAATAATTTCTTTTGATACTACCAAATTTCCCCAGTGTTTTTATTATTATTTTAATAGATATTAATACAAAATCAAAGAAATCCGATATTTTTACACAGAAAACTTATCTTTTATCCATTTTTCGATGGTTAAGATAAAGTCGTCCAATGAGCGGCAAATGCTGTACTGAAAGCCTAACCGCTCAACATCAGACTGAAATTTGGCTTGCAAATCAGATTGATATCCGCTCTTCGTTTTAACTTCCACAAATAGGACATTTCCTTTTGCTATAATAATAAGGTCGGAGAAGCCAGCCAAAACGCCCTCACCTTTCATTATCTTTGCTTCAAGCGCACTTCGTTGTCCTCCGTTAGGGATGGCAGCAATGATGTAATTGGGATATTGCAAGCGAAACCACTTCACCATCTGAACCTGAATCTGCGATTCAATATGCCGTGGTTTGCTTCTGCCTTTCTTCTGGCTCTCCTTCTTTAAAAGCTCATCGTACTTCATTATCATACATCTTTATTCCAAATCTTTTTAAGATAAAACTCTATCATTTCCTCACAATGCCTTCTTTCATAAAGATAAGCATTACAATCAATCTTCTTCTTACAGAGGTCAACATCGTTCTTTGCTAAGAGGTATCTGTAATAGATTAAGGTTTTTAAATCCTCAGTCCTTTTACAAGCCTTTTCAAGCTTCTTTTTAGTTTCATTCAGCTCTTTATTCTTTTTTGTAATGCGAAAAATCTCTTTCTGTAAGCGATAGACGAATATCCACATAGCGATAAAAGGCAAGAACAATATCGCCGCCGACCAACCATCTTTGACCGCACTACTGATACAGCATCCTAGCAAAAAGAATGCACACAGCAGCTCAACATGAGAGCCGCACCAAGATAAAATCTTCTTCATATTGATATATTATTTATCAGTTTCTAATTTTGATACCTCGCTATTGAAGTACTTACGCATACCTTCGTAAATCTTCAACTGACGAGAAAGTTCTTTGTTCTTTCTGAGAAGCTCATCACGCTCGGCAACGACCTTCTTATAATCATCATTATTCAATTCATTGATAGCTTTTTTGAATTGATTGATAACGTTATTACAGAGCACAAGTTTATTACTCTGCTCTTTCACCTTATTCTGTAAACGGCAAAGCTTGATTTGCATCTGTGAATAATTTTGTAGTACTCGCAATACCACTCTCTCATAAGGAACATCATTATTATACTTTGTTTCTTTCATTCTTATTCTCCTTCCTTCTTTTTAGCATTTTCAAATATAGGATATTTCGCTATCTGAGTGATAGCGACTTCTTCGGCATCACGCTGCTCCTTGGTCTTCATCCATTGCAAGCAAGGACGGCGTTCAGACATAGTAAGAGACGTTATCAGTCCTAACATCTCGTCAAAACCAAGTTCACCGCTACTTTTATCGCCTTGAAAGACCTCGAAGTAGCCATTATTATACTGTTTAATAATTACATCTTCCATATTATAGATATTTTTTAGCCTTATCGTAGATACTGAAAAGATATAATCAAGGTAAAGCTACTTCACCTCTTCTGTATCTCTCCCAAAACTCTTTATCGTACCTAACTCCTTTTTTGAACCTATGTCCGATAGTGTTACCTTTTTCAAATCTACAGCCGTAGTTGTTACCTTTCTTGAAAGAAAACCTTTTGCTACTTGCTTTAGAAACGATATTCGCTATCTTTATAGTTGCTAATTTCTTAGAGTAAAGCCATCTTTCATCTTTTCTCAATCCGAGAGAGCGGGCTTTGTTTTTAACCTGCCTTATTTTACAACAGAACTCTTCAGCAACTTCCTCGTTTGTGTGAAAAGGAAAGTATTCTTTGAATCTTCGTTCTTCATCTTCACTCCAATACCGATAACTACCACGATAACGAATATCTCCGAATTTAGCAACAAATCTTGGTGATGCCGTTTTTGCTCCTTTCTCCTTTAATCGCCGTCGGACAGTCTCATAAGGAATTTCTACTTTCTTGCTAATTTCACGAATCGTAAGACCTTGTATGTACAGAGACAACAATCCATCATCTATAGAATGAGGATATTTCAGCACACAATAACCTCTGTTTCCTACTCCCATACCAATGTTTTTAATTGTTCAATACTCTGATAAGAGATTTTGCATTTCTTATTCTCGTAGCAACCATCTTTAGCAAGGGCGTTCCACAGAGCATTAAGACAGATGCCAATCTTCTCTTTATCGTACATCAAATAAATCTCTGGGCAGGTACGGAAAGGCTCAGGCTTTTTATCTTTCAGTTGAACCACAACGACCCTCTTTGCCCTTGTTGGTCTATTACTCAATTCTATCATTTATTCACCTCACTTTCTATCTGCTTCTGTGATTCACGGATAAGCAAGTCAAGTACCTTACTAATAACATTCGGATTCTTTATGCTGTAATCACCGATATTAGTAAGGAGTTTCACCTCAACGACCATTCCGTTATTTCGCAGCAGTTTATATTGAGTATTCAACTCTTTAATTTTATCCAACTTATCCATATAAACACTATTTGCTATTATACGCAAGCATATACAGCCTACGATGCTCTTTATGAGCATTATACCAAGCTTTGGCTCTTTCGATGCAAGCTTCACGATGCTTCTTATAGTAGGTCTTGCCGTATTTGCTTCTGCGCATTTTACGTTCAACTTCTGTCATAGTTACCTAATAGAGCGGAAGGAGATACTATAGAATAGACCTCCATCCGCAATTATATATTTCATAGCTTAAAAATCATCAGAACGGCAAGCGGAGTACCCTTCGGGATAATGAGATTACGGGAGCGAGAACCGAAGTTTGTCTGCTCCTGTATCATTGTCTCGTCATTGATTGAGAGTACGAGCTTTACCTTTTCCTTCTCCCCTACCTGTGTGGAAATCACATCGGAATGCTGTAAGCGATAATCTGATTCAGTAGGAAGACCATAAATTGCATTGTCTGTGATTGGAACAATCAAGCCACGATAACCCTCTTTAAGAGTGAAGTACGTTACTACTTCTATTCTTCCTTTACGAGCTTCAATATTATAAGGAGCACAGATAACAAAAGAACCGTTTGTGTTAATCTCAGGTTCATAATTTAAATCTTCAACCTCAAAAGGGAACTCATTCTCTTTCTCATGTTCCTCAACTTGCTTCTCACTTTGCTGCTGAGCCGCATTTTCTTGGCTCTGCGAAGCGTTCTCATTCTCCATAGACATATTATTGCCATCCAAATTCAAAGGCTGTTCTGCGCCATTTTTCTTAGGTCTTGCCATAATTTACTCCTCCTTCTTTTCCTCGTTAGACTTCTGTTCCTTCTCCTCCTTTGTCTTATGCTCGAAGACATCGCAAACATTGGTTTTGCTGAGACCGATGATTTCGTAGTCTATCATGGTCTTCCCCATCACCTCATCAATGTTACTGATTGCTCGGTGCATAGACTTTGCTTGCACGAGATAAGTCACGTTGCTACGCTTCTCCTTTTCTGTCTTTTCGTCTAAGGTGATAAATTGCAGTTTGCAAATATAAAAACTATCATCATCCTCTTTATCGCTAAAGAAAATCTCGCCAAAATTAGATTTAGCAATACCGCTCACCCTCAACTCGCCGCTTACATAAACCGACATTTCTTCAATGATAGCACTCTCAGCTTCTGTAAAGCTCAAAGCATCTACTACGTATGCTTCAGAAACAACCTTCTCTGAACCATCCTCCATTGTCTTCAGATATTTCACTTTGGTCTTAAACCATGTACCTGTTCTAATTCTCATAATTATCTAATTATTACTATATTTCCATTTAAATCCACCTGCGCTCTTAGCTTTCCCATTTGCGCAACGGATAATATCATGTCTATTAATATTTGTTCTTGCGCTTGCATCGTAAGTCCCAATATACGTTTCTATGATACATCCTGTTTGTAAATTAATTTGATATATTTCTTTTGATAAAGGGCTTTTTGCTCCTCGTTCTCCTTTATTAGTAACCTTTCTTCCCATTTTTCTGAAAGAATAAAGGATATTATAAGAATAAGTACACCATTCCAAATTAGATACCCTATTATCCGTCCGTATCGCATTTCTATGATTTATTATTGGATAGTTATTCGGATTATCTACAAAAGTGATAGCTACAAGTCTATGTACAAAATAAAACTTTTGCTTTCTATCTTTTGTCAACCCTACAGTATAATATCCACCTCTTGTAAGAGTGAATTTTAGTATTCTTCCTAAAATTTTTCTTTTTTTGTTATATTTTCCACATCTTACAATTTTATCATAACTTTTCACAATACCATTAGATGAAATCTTATACAAATTCTCATATCCAGGTATATCCTTCCATACTTCTGTATCTTCTTTATTTCTAATCTCCATATTTCTAATAATCTAAAACTAACTTAAATCCTATATCTAAGAAAGCTCTTATACTAAAAGGGCAAATCGTTTAAATCCTGCGCCTGTGCAAAAGGAGCATCGCAAGTAGATGCTCCATTCAGAGCTTCAAAGTTTGCAGGTTTCAAGCCACCTAGAATAGGCATCGCCTTCTTCTCCTCATCTGTCATTTTCTCACGAACCTCTTTAGGTAACGACTGCTTAATCATGTGAGTTTCCTCATACTTAGGGTTCTTCAACGCCCAAGCGGTAAGGTCGAGATAAGCAGCCTTCGGACGATTATTTTCATCCGTACTAATGAAGATATTATTCTCTTCAATAGGGATAACCAAGCAACGAAGCACTTCGGTTCGCCCTGGTATTTGCATAACGCCAGCTCTTTTGAGCTTCAGCAAGTTTAATTTTCCGTTATAATCTGTCATATTGTATAAATTTAAAAAACATAGCCCCAAGAGAGGGAATCGAACCCTCACCAACCTCCGCTTATTAAGAGCTGCTTATTACGGAGTGTCTTCGCATACATTCTTTAACACAGTAGAATAAATGAACTTATAATATTCACCTCTTTCCTTTAGGGTTTGATAAGAATATCGGTATCACTACCATACAGCCCACGCACACCCGTGCGATTGGTTTTCCTTGGGATAAAAAGCCCTACCGCCGTATGGCAAAAAACAATAACCATAATTAATATTTATCTAACTAACAATTGACATAACTGATTACCTCACGGCAATATATATCAGAACCTAGATTTAACTTTTCTAAAAGAAAGAGCCGACACCTCACGGCGGCTTAAAGGCTCTTATTATCGACTTTTTCTATATTCAATCTTATATGTAGTTATGCGTTTGGAATCAATGTATTCTGAATGAAGCTACTCATTGCCAAGTTCTGTGAAAGAATCATTGGCTGGTCGAGCTGAATTGACTTATACATATCGGTAGCCGCATTGTACAAATCCCAAGCGGTAACAATATTGCGCTCGTAGTAGGCAATCATCATTCTTTCGGTCAAGCGACCAATCTGTGCTTGATTGAGAGGAATGACCTGAGGGTTGCGAATGCCTTTGTATTTCGTTTCAGCAGCAACACGGAGCGAGGTCAGCATACCGATGATGGTAAACATCTCCTGTGCCTTAATCTCACGATTCTTCATACGCTCAATCATTTCATCATTGGCATCAATGATACCTCTTAGATTAGCGAGCCAAGCATCAGCACGTTGAAGAAGCTCATCGATCTTGAAAGCTCCTCTTTTGCTATTAATGTCTGAGTAGGTAGCACCATAATGCTCGGCATTAAGAAGACACTGATTATGGCAGATAATTACGTTTCTGCCAATACCTAACTGAATACCCTTCTGATGGAATGATACCGCCATATTGGTTGTAATCTCATCATTGCCCTCTCCTTTATCAAAGTCACGCAAGCGAATATTACAAAATACTCGGCGAAGGATATGAGCCTCTACAGCTCTATCTCCCATCAAAGCTTCCTTCTCAGGCAAACGGGTAACACCTGGAGTATTGCGGTCTTTGTTATTCGCCGCAAAGAGGTCGTAAATCTCAGCCTTATAGCCATGCTTCTCGCACAAGCCTTCCACCTGATGAATGAGGTCAAAGTGATAGATACCTTTCAAAGGTTTTCCGTACACATCATTCTCTTTCTCGGTGCGTTCAAGCTGTTCGATTGTCAAAATCTGTACCTTGGATGTCTCAAAATCCAAGAACTGATTCATATTATCACTCTTCAACTCTGGCTGCTTTGCAACCGCTACCTCTGCTACCTTTGGCTGTGCCATCAAATTCATTGCCATTGTGTTCATTGTTGTATCTCCTATTTTTAATATGTTAAACAAAATAATTATTACTATATATACTATTAATCTTCAATATCATTGAGAACTTCCATGTGTTGCGTTTCTCCTATCAACTCAACATTCTGCGAAAGGTTCTTTGTATTAAGGAATACCCATTTAGGTATGATGCAAAGATTATAGTTGCTATCTAAGGCATCATCCTTGATAATCAGTTTAGACTTAGGCACGAAGACCTTTGTCTTACCTTCCTTTCCGTTGAAAAGGAAAATCTGAGCATTCTTTGACTGTTCCATCATCACATCTTTGCGACAACGGAATTTAACCAACGTTGTTACTATCTCCATATTACCTCCTTCTTTTAGTAAGCGAGCCAGATAGTGGCATACGCCAAGATAATTCCACTAGCGGCAAGGACTGCTGCCTGTACCGCATTCTTTACATCTTCGATTCTCCAATTATTTGGATTCATCATGTCTTTTTCTTTTTTCATTTTTTCGTATCTCCTATATTAGTAGCAGGGTAGTTAGCCCTGCCGTTACCTTTCTTAGATTTCGAGTGACTGAACCATGCGTACAATCATTGAAATATAACTGCTCTCCTTACCGCTCTCCTTCATCTTCTCATTGGTTCGCTTATCAACCTCGAAGACAATTCTACCTAAGGTATGTCCGTTGCTACAATTACCAAATGTATGATAACAGTAATCGATATTAACGTAAACCTCCAAGAAATCATCAGGTGCATCAACCTTATCTCTTATTGCAATACTGCCTTCCAAGTGAATTTCTTTAAAGAGCATTGGCATTGTCTGAAACAATGTACTTACCAACTTCTCATACTCGTTGCCTCTATAATCTTTTTCAACCTTTATAGAAAGCTGAGCATTGATGCCCAAGCGATGAATGGTTGTCTCAACATTATTGATGATGTAATCTAAAACCTGCTTGCTTAAAATCTCTGTCTTCATTGTTGTATCTCCTATTTTTAATTTATTAATAATTTCTACATTAATTATATGTATAAAAAGCTATTTTATTAACTTTGATACCGCAAAATTAATAACTTTCTCTCAGATTACCAAATTTTCTAATAGCTATTTTTAGTTTATTAATACTATATATTAGTTTTTTAATAGATTTTAAGCGAATATCTCGGATTTTCTTTATAATTTTGCGGCATAAAAGGAAAGTACTAGTTTCCAAACAAAGAAAAGAATCATATATACCCAATCAACACAATGAAAGGGTTCGATATATAACCAAACGGAATGATTGCTAGTACCTTTCATCTGTTTGGTTTTTGCTTTTATAAAAAGAATAATGGTATGATAAGGAATTTAAGAAATAGCTTAGCAATAAAGATGTTCAGAGACAAGAAGTTTCTGAAAGCTATCGCTTTTGTCTTATTCTACCATGAAATAACAGATTCTAATATATGCAAGGAATATAGTATGAATAAGTTATGCAATCTTACTGGCGTTCATACTACAACAATAAAGAAGAGATTGCAAACATTAAAAGATAGAAATCTCGTGAAGATAGAGAACGGCACGCTCGTTTTCTCGTCTATCACCTCTAAGCACAAGAAAAGAAATAAAAAACTAAATAATGTATCATTTAAAAGTCTGATAGAGATTGAAAAATCTCTCTATGCTCTTCTCGTATGCTTATTACAGGAAAGAAAAGAGTTTATCCACCGTGCATTTCTCGATGCCAAATATTCTAATGACTATAAAACTGTCAAAAGAGCGAAGGCAATGATTAGGAAGTACGCAAGGGGTGAGAAGTTTTCTGAAAATGGAATATCATATAAGAGAATAGCTAAGAAACTTGGAATCTCTATAAAATCAGCTTTTGATTATGTGAAATTTGCGATAAAGCATAATTTTCTGATTAAGAAAACCCATTTTAAGCGAGTTTTTTATAAATACGTGAATTATTATCCTCTCAAAGGCTATACATTCACTACCCAACGCTTTGCATACAAGGTGGGGGCTAACTCCTATATGGTTATGGGGACTTCGTCCCCTTATTATAAATATATAAATAATAAAAATAAGAAGAAGAAAACTGCTTAGGTCGCTTCGCTCTATAACGTGGTATATATAGATTATAAAAATTATAAAACAACGAAAAAGGTTCAAAAATAGGAGATACGCATATGACTACAGCGATAGAAAATTATATAAATTCATCGTGCGAACGCAATGTTTACGACTGCTATACTGATGGTAGTTGCAATAACTTATCACCTAATAAAGAAGGCGGTGCTGCATACCTTATACTTCTAAACGGAAAAGAGGTTGTGCGCCGAAGCAAAGCTCTTATTCATACGACAAATAATAGAGCCGAAATGTTGGCTATCATTAGTGCCGTTAAACGCTGCCCTATTGGTGCTGACATTATTGTGCATACGGATTCAAAGTATGCCATCTTTTCTTTCGGACAGAGAAAAAGGATTTCTGATAGCGTAAAGAATAGCGACCTTATTCATCTTTACAGACAAGAAGCTGCACAGAAGAAAGTAACTTTTGAATGGGTGAAAGGTCATAATGATGATAAGTATAATGAAATCGTTGATTCTATGGCTAACGGAGAGTATAATAAAATGAAGGAAAGTTTAAAAGTATAAGGATATGAAAAAATAAAACGAAATTAAAGAAGCTGATGTCCTTCTTAGATGAAAACGGCATTAAGTACACTATGCCCCGAGAGAGAAAAGAAGGTTCCGCTCACCTCTTTATCGGTCAGTATATGATTTCTGTTAAGATAGAGGGTGAAGATGATACATTGTTCTTCAATAAGCACAAAAGAGGTAGGCATCCTTTCTTTATCAGAACTTCGGAAACCCCGAAGTTCGTTATCGAAAAGATGCAGAATCTGATTACAAGAATGATGTTAATACAACAAAAACATTTCATGGAACAAAAAAAGTAATTGTATGGAAAGACTTAATTTTAAGTTAGAGTTCGCTGATAATGGAGTTATCGTTAAAGATGATAGCTCTGGCTGTGTAAACGTCTATCAAGAAAAAGAAGACGGCAATTATCACGAATATACAGCGAGAGCTATCAGCGAATCCATGGCTGAAACCATTGCTCATCTTTTGCTTGATGGCACGGAAAAATTGAAGCAAAAGTCGATTTATAAAATCAAAATTGAGATAAGATAATATGTTATACCCAAAGAAAGAAAAGAAGCCGAATACGGCTATCAAATATGAAGTACGTGAGTTTATTCACGGCGGTATTGAATATGTGACAGATTGCCCTTTCGGCGAATGTGGTCAATATACGCACGCTCTGCATAAGGTCGGTGCTATCGAATGCAATCTTTGTAGGTATCAGAAGAAAAACAATACAGAAACAAGGGTTGTAAGATGTATGCATCCATTATTACAGGAATCATCAGTTAATAAACCTTTTAAAAAGTAAGAGTTATGATAGAATCAATGAAGATACGTGAAGGGCTGGAATTTACCTTACCAATAGAGCCTGGTAATGTAGTCCATGTAAATGACGAACTAGAAATTTACATTTATAACATCGGAGAAAAAAGATATTCGTTAGCCAATATTCTCCCTCTCAGATTGAAAGTTATCAAGGTAGATAAATCTATTGTTGAATGCAATATTATAGCCGACGAATATAATCTTCCATACGAAAAGAATATCCCTATTCAGTTTGAAGAGATTGCAAAAAACGGCACTATCGTTACAGAGGAAAAGGAAATGAACCTTTCCGAGCGTGAACAGAGAGTGCAGGATTTGAGCAAAGCAATCTTCTATCTAAAAGATGAGATAAAAATGTTAGAAAATCAAAAATAGTAAAGATATGAAAGAGTTGATAAAGAAAGAAACCATGACCTCGCTTGAAATTGCCGAGGTTACAGGTAAGCGGCATTCTGATGTTCTTGAAGCTATCAGAAACATGGAAGCTGCTTGGGAAAAAGTAGCCCAACGGAAATTTCCGCTCGGCTCATACAAGGACGCAAACAACCAAGACCGCCCTTGCTACATTCTAAACAAAACCGAGTGCTTGTATGTCGCCACTAAGTTCAATGACGAGGCAAGAGCGAAATTGATTCTTCGTTGGGAAGAACTAGAAATCAAACAATGTGAGCAATATCAAGTGCCACAGTCATTTGCCGAGGCTCTGATGTTGGCTGCAAAACAGCAACAAAAAATTGAAGAGCAACAGAAACAACTTGAAGCAAGCTCAAAGGAAATCGTAGAGTTGAACGGTGCTATATCCGAGATGCAACCAAAGGTAACTTATGTAGATAAGATTCTATCAAGCAATGAGACTGTAACGACAACGCAAATTGCACAGGACTACGGTCAGTCTGCAAAGGCGTTCAATGTCTTGCTTCGTAATTTTGGCATTCAACATAAGGTTGGCGGTCAGTGGATATTGTACGCAAAGTACCTTCCTTATGGTTATGTGCAATCTGATACTGTACCTATCGTTCATCGAAACGGAACGAATGGCTCGGTGATGCACACAAAATGGACTCAGAAAGGAAGATTGTTTCTTTACGAGGAGTTGAAGAAGCATGGCAACTTACCTCTCATAGAGCAAAATCAGCAATGAAGATAAGCAAGGCTCTTATCAGACAAATTCGCTGCGACCTCCTTTCGCATACAACCGATGCGGAGAAGGCTGCGGCGAAAATATGCACTCAGTTAGGATATAAGGTAATACCACAGCAGCCAATAGTTACGGGCAGAAAGCTATACTTCGCTGATATATATCTGCCCGAGATAAAGACGATTATTGAGCTTGATGGTGGCTATCATTTTACTAAAGACCAAAAGCGCAAGGATGGTAATCGCTCTTCGGGTATATGGCGGCTCGGGTATCATGTAGTGAGATTGAGCAATCACGATGCTAGGAATCCGAAGAAGGTTAAGGCAAAGATAGATATGATACAACGAAAGGCAAAGTAACCAAGAATATTGGCTATATTGCCTTTTATTTTTGTTTCTTAATAACTATACATAAACTAAAAGAAAGCCGCTTAGACCGCAAGAAAATCGCCAAAAATAGCATTTGTTTACACAGCTTCTATTATTTATTATTATTTTATTAATAGAAATAGTAATTTTGCAATCGGAAATTATTTATTTATTAACGTTTAAAACAGAATTACTATGACAATAAAGGAAAAAGTGCTTTCCTCTTGCAAAACGTCATTCGCAAGGTACGGTTTGAAGAAGGATGAACTTTCAAAGCTGGTAGATACGATTGTTGCGACACGTAGCCTAACAGATGAGTCAACAGATGAGGATGTAAATGGTGCTATTACGGCTTTCGAGCCGATGGTGGGTATGATTCAATCGTCATACAACCGTGCCGTGTCGGAGACAACCAAGAAGTTTGAGGGTTTCGTTGACCCAAAGACTATCACCAACGCACAGCTACCACAGAATCCACTTACCCCTCCAGTGGATACCCCACTCACGATGGAAGCAGTACAGAAGATGATTGCCGAGAATGCGGCAATCAGTCAGAAGGCTATCAACGATGCTGTTGCTGCGGCACTCGCCCCATACAAGGAGAGAGAGGAGCGTGAGCGACTTGCTACCCTCTTGCAAGGCAGCGAGAAGTTGAAGGATATTCCAAAGCAGTTCCGTGAGCGTTATCAGCTCGACAAGGAAGAGAACTTGGACACTACCGCACAGAAGATTGCGGATGATTGGACAGCATTGAAGCAAACTCTTGCATCAAGCGGTCAGTTCATCGAGACACCGAAGTCTCCTTCCAAAGAGGACGAGCAGAATGATTTCTTGAAGTCCTTGCATGATTCTGCGGAGCGTGTATCTGCTCCTAAGAAGGAATAGACTCCAAAAGATTGTTATGTCGAACTTAAAATGAAGAAAGATTATGTCTAACAAAGGAATGTTTTTAAGAAAGACCTCGCCTACTCATATCAATGAGGCGGTTTGGTGGGAAGAGCAGTGCGTACGCCGACAGGGCGGTTACGACCTCGACCAGACAAATATCCCTGCTACTTTGAAGTGGCTTCCTAAGGGCTCTGTTTTGAAGTTGGGCACTGGCGGTAAGGCTGTGGCGGTGAAGACGGCACTTGTAATGGAGAAGGCTGAAAGTGCTGCTACAACTTTGAAGATTAAGAGTGGCTCACTCTATCAGGTAGGCGATTCTATCGCAGGCAAGAAGATTTCAGCTATCAAGACCGATAATGGAATTGATACACTGACTATCGCTGCTTTGGGTGCGGCTATTGAGGCAAATACCGTAGTCACCGATTATGATAAAGACAAGGACACTCTCCTTGGTCTTTCATACGATACTCGTGACCTCGATAAGGATGCCGCAGTGTTCGTTGAGCCTACCTTGCAAGTAATGGAGGTAGAGGAGGCAACTCTCCCTTATCCTATCAACGCAGACATCAAGGCTGGTCTGAATGCCAATGGTGTTGCGCTTTTCAAGATTCAGTAACCCTTTAAAGTGGAGAAATAAATTATGAATAGTATTTTGAAGCAGTTGCAAGAGCCAAAATCCTTGCAAACTTACATTGATGAGTACATGAAAACTTCCACTTTCAAGGCATTGTGGAAGGCTGAAATGAAGACAGTTGAGTATTGTGCAGCAAAGACTTATAGCGCAAATATCGCCAAGTATGCTGCTGCCATGGTCGGTTCTGTTATCGCTAAGAACGCAGAACGCCCAGTACATACAATGCCAGACTTCGGTCAGTTGGCTGGTTCTATCGGACGAATTGGTGATGAATGGGAGCTTGATAACGATTACCTCGACCAGTTGCACTTGCTTGAAGGCAAGTATAACGACATGAAGGGTCGTGGCAATTATACGCAAGCTTCGCTCAACGCTGAGTACGACAAGCTCTTGACCTACGCATTCAAGCCATTTGAGCTTGCGACCGTGACACCTCATAAGCGTATGGATATGCTGTATTTCGAGGGTCTTTACAAGGGTACTCAGACCGTATCTCGCTCCAATAACACCAAGGCGAATGTGTCTTACACCTTCCAGCTTGATGTTAAGACCGTTAAAGCTACAACTGCAGCGTGGGGTGAAGCTAACGCTACTCCATTCAAGGATATCAAGCGGCTGAAGGACTTGGCGAAGCAGCAGGGTCGTAAGATTTTGCGCTTGCGTATGTCTGAGAATACCTTCTATAAGATGTGTCAGGCAACAGAGGTGAAGGACACCTTCAAGCTCAACCTCGGAACTCTTCAGGTAAATCCATCTGTACCGATGATTTCGGTTGACCAGATGGATATCTACTTGCGCTCTATCCTTTTGCCAACCATTCAGATTGACGAAGACCAGTATGTTGAGTTGGCGAGCGGCAAGACTGAGAACCTTATCCCAGACGACCGAGTTGTCGCTATGTGCGCCGATAAGGTGGCTGTGCCTAAGGCTGCCGAGGCATTGGAGGCTATCGACCCATTGCCTGGTGTTGCTTACGCTACCTATGATGATAACCTCGTAGGCTACTGGCGTGATAAGACAGGTTACCACCTCACAAACGAAATGTGGATGCAACCAGTCTTTGACGGCATCAACGACTACTTCATCATGGATGTAAGCCTGAAAGGCTAAAGTAAGAGTGTATTATAAGTGATTGAATAATAAGTAAGGAATTTTAAAACAAGGTAAGCATGACAATTTCAGAAGCCATAGCAAGCGAGATTCAGCCTTTCTCTACCTCGGATGAGACTTTGGAGAAGATGTTTATTGATGCTGCCGATAAATTCGGCATTGAGGCATCCGTGGCTGATGAATACTCTGTAGCGGAAAAGAAACCCGTAGCCTATGCGGCTATGCGTATCCTCTACAAGATGAATCCATTATCAAGTGAGAATATCGGCGGTATCTCTCAGAGTTACAAGAACGATAAGAATCTCATTGATAAGATGATTAAATCTATTGCGAAGGATGCTGGATTGGATGCTGACCTTGTTATTGATAGTACTTCTGACGATTATTGGATTCAGAGTGCGAAGGTATGGTAATCAAATAGATAGCGTATGAACTTTGAAGATATTCTTAAAGTTAAGGGCGCTCCACAAGGTGGCTTTGATGAGGATGGAAACCCTATAGAGCAGCCAGAAGGAGAATGGCAAACCTTTGGAAAGTGCGTTATTTTGCCTAATTCGCAGGCGAAGATTATCACTCTGGCAGACGGGCAGCAGTACGTGTATTCACACGAAATCTATGCTCCTCTCTCAAAAGCAAAATACCCTCTCATACCGAAGGAAGGCGAAAAGGTTTGGATAACCAAGAAAGATGGCACGATTGATAAGGAAATGGAGGTTAAAGGCTTCGTAACCTTAAAGAAACGCTATCTTAGAATTTGGCTCTAATAGGCGGCAATATGGCAAAGGTTGAATTACAAATCAAAGGTCGTGAAGCCTTACAGAAAAGGTTGAACGAAAAGAGGCAGCAGATTATCAGCTACCTTAATATGCGTTTGATGCAACTTGCCGAAGAAGCGGTCACCTACTCTAAAGAAAACAAAGGGTATCAAGACCGAACTGCAAATTTAAAGAACTCAATTTCTTTCGCTCTCTATCTTGACGGACAACTCATTACCTCGGCAGTTGGTAAGATTCCAAAGGCAGAAGAAGCGGAAGGAGGACAAGAAGGCGTAAGTGCTGCACTCAATGAGTATGCACAGAAAGAAGGTGTGGTAGCCCCTAAAGGGTACTCCCTCGTTATTGTTGCTGGTATGAACTACGGTAAATACGTAGAAGATAAAGGCTACAATGTCTTACACCTTACAAAGTATTTCCTTCGTGACGAAATGAAGAAGATTTTTGAAGAAGTAGCTGAAATGATTAAAAGCGATAGTTAGATATGATACTCGGAGATAAAGCGGTAACGGCATTATTTAAGTATCTCAATGATAATATTGAGAGTATAGGCATAAAGGAAGGTCGTATCTTTAAATATGAGATACCCGAGAAGTTGGCGGTCTGTGATTATATCGCCATCAATCATCTTCCCTTTGTGTATAGTGATGCCATTAATGAGGGTGTAGTGAATTTGAATATTCATTGCCCTAAGACCTTATCAAATCTACCTAACATAAAGAAACTCTCTGATTACTCGGAGAAGATTCTTTCTCTGTTTGGTGATGGTACTTATCTCGGTGGCTGCTACTTTGATTTCTATTCTATCTCTCGCCCAACTCGTGATAATGATAACACTTATTACGTCAATATGAAATTTAATGTAACGTATAATAATTTAAAAGAATAAAACTATGGCAAAGAATGGTGTATATGGCTTGGAAAGCTTCAGTTTTGCCGATTGTGTCGAAAATGGCGGCTATCCTACAACATGGAGCGACAAAATTAAGGCTGTCGTTTCTGGTAGCTTGAGTTTTAACGACCAGGCAGCACAGACATCGGATGTAGAGGTTGAGGATTCAGAAGACCCTTACGCAGTGCTGACCACATCAGCAGCAACAAAGGGGTTTACCTTGCAGACATACGATTTCTCAGAAGATAACTTCACAAAGCTTCTTGGTTATACAAAGGATGCTGGTGCTGCTGGTAAGGATGCTTGGTTGAATGAGCTTCCACAAGAAACCGAGATTTACAAGGCTGTACAGATTGTGACAAAAGATTTGGATGATATTCCTTCTCGTACCTTCCAGTGGTCTAAGATGAAACTTACAATCACTCGCAGTGGTTCTATCGGTAAGAGTGGACTTCCTAATCTTAACATTGAGTTCCGTCAGATGGCGGTATTCGATGCAAAGGGTGACAAGAAGAGCGGTCATCGTAATATTCTTACCAAGGATATCAGTGCCTAAAATGGTAAGTAAGAATACTTGATATTTAAGATTTTCATTTAGATAAAAGATTAAAATTAAACTTCAAAAGGCGGTGAGGTAAGGGAACTTTCCCAAGCCGCACCGCTTTTTATGTTATAAAACACATTTTTGATATGAAAACATCAGATAAGGAAAAGGTAGCAAAAACGCTTTCCGAGGCATCTGTAAAGATTAAGGTTGGTAAGTTTCGCTTTAAAGTGAAGCCACTTACCTTTATGCAGATTTACGAAATGGGTGTATTCGGTAACTCTATCAAAGAACCAACATGGAAGGAAGGCGATATGGTGAATATCATACCCATTCTGTTTGAACACTCAGAGACAGCTCATTTGATGAGTGAGATTTTCATTGTGTGCGCATTCCGCAAGAAGTGGGCACGCAAGATATGGGGGCGATATATACGCAAGCACCTTGATATTATGGCATTCAATGAGCTTGTGAAGTTTATCAGCGGTTCGTTTAATGCAAATTTTTTCTTAACCTCTATAACTTTCCTGACCCAGACGAAGATAATGACGGAGCCGAAAACGACTCCCCGTGGGCAACAATCGGAGCAGTAATGAAGTACTTTCGTATGAGTTACGAGGAGGTCGTATTTAATCGCTCATACCTTAATATTATACTGCTTAACCGCTCGATTCCGTCCTTTGATACAAATACCAAGGACGAACCGAGAAAAGGCAGCAGACAGCAAAAAAAGCCACAAAAAGAGTATCATAAGATAGATGAGCCAATCTCTGCTAATGATTTCTTTATGGGCATGATGTAAATCACATAAATAAATTAACAATATGGCAGCAGCAGATGAAATACTTGGAATCAGCGGACAGATGGATATTTCCGATATTCAAGCATCACTTGATAAGCTTTGTGATGGTTTGAACCGTGTCGGCGTTGATACAGAAGCTTTATCTCAGAGAATGAATAAGGCACTTAACGATGTGGCGCAATCCGATGAAGACCTTGCAACAAAGACCACCAAGGCTATGCAGGTTCTCAAATCTGCTATGGATGAAGCCACAAAGGGGATACAGGTAGTACCAGAAATGATTGATACTGCCAATAAACGAGTAGAAACCATTGAAGGTACTATCGGTAAACTTAACGAGCAGTTAGCTAAGACGGAAAAAGGCTCAGAGGCATTCGGTTCGCTTACTAAGCAGATTGATGCTCAAAAGCATTCTTTGGAATTGGCGAAAGGTGATGTAAAAGACCTTGTTGAATCTTATGATGGTGTGAGAAACTCTATCTCTCAGGTAAATGGTGCGTATCAAGCATTGAGTGCTTTCTCCGTTGCAAGCACAAGCGCAAATGGTGTTCAATCCGCAACGAATATTGCTGTAGGGGCTACGGCTACAACGGCAGCAACCGCTACATCAGCAGAAGCAGCAGCTCACGTAGCAAATGCCGAGGCGGCAACACAGAATGCCGAAGCGGAAAATCAGAACGTAGAGGCAACTAGACATCTGACAGAAGCTTTGCAGCAATATATTTCCGTTGCTTCGGGTCGTGCTGAGATTGAACGAATGCAATCCGAGAGTGCAAAGGAGCTGAAAGCGGATATGAAGTTGTACGAGAAGACCATTGAAGATATTCAGAACAAACTTAGCACGACTGATTTTGCTAAAAATATTGAGGAGGCAACAAAGAAGATTGAGGTACAGAAATCAAAGATTGAGAGCTACAAGAATGCTCTTGCAAATCTTTCTGCTGCGGATAACGAAACGGGAAATGGTGCTAACTATTACAATCAGCTTATTGAGAAAGCACAGGCAAATATTGATGCCCTTCAATCAAAAATCAATGATTGGCAAACAGAACAGCAGCGACTTAATGCAGACCTTCAGCAATACAATGCTCTTCTCGAAGCTGCGAATAAGATTCAGGGTGGTTCAACCATCGTTCAGTCTGATGCAACATCAACTGTTAAAATCAATGTTGAGGACACATCGTTATCAGAACTGACTTCTAAGATTGATGAGAGTAAGCAGAAATTGCAAGATTTAGAAGCAGAAGCTTCTAAGATGGATGAAAAGCCACTTGGAGAAAAGCAGAAAAAAGACTTGCAGAAACTACAGTCTGAGATTGAAAAGACAAAGAATAATATATCTGTATTGCAAGAGGCTATCCGTGAGAAGAACGAAGAGACTTTTATCGGTAGATTGCGCAATCAGATTTCTGATTTCGGGCAGAAGATTTCTGATTTCGGACAGAGCATAAAAGATAAAATCACTCAACCTATTGATGAGCTGAAAGCAAAAGTAAGCGGTTCTTCCATCGGTCAGCGTTTTAGTGAGGAGTTCGCACAAGCAAAGTCTGGTCTAAGTGATTTTAAAGACGGTATCATTAATGTAATGACTGCCAATGGTAAGTTGCAAGGTGAGATTGGTAAGGTCGGCGAAGCTTTCAAGGCTCTTGGTATTCCCGTAACGGGGTCTCTTACCGCTATCAAGTCTGTAACGAAGGCTCTATGGGGAATGTGTGCAACACCTGTGGGTGCGGTAATTGCTGCAATCGCTCTTGCTTTCAAGGCGGTGCATACATGGATGACAAAATCCGCAGAGGGTCAGAAGGTCTATACAAAGCTGATGGCTTACTTTGGTTCTCTTGCTAAGTCTATCACAGATATTGTGATTATCTTTGGAGAATACTTGTATAAGTGCTTCACAAAGCCAAACGCTCCTCTCCGTGACTTCGGTAATAACTTCGTGAAGACGTTCAAAACTGCCGTGAAAGCAGCGGTGAATCTTATTGGAGGTCTCGGAACGACCATTAAAGGTGTGTTAAATATGGATTGGGACACCTTTACTGCTGGTCTTAAAAAGACTTGGGATGGAATTAAGGGTGCTGGTGAGACTGTTATTGGCGCATTCAAGACGAGTGTTTCGGGAGCGATTGGTGTTGCTAAGACTGCTTATGATGCTTTTGCAGGTGATGATTTAGCAAAGAAGTTAGCACCTTCTTTAAATGGAATGCTTTATAAAGCAAAGGAAGCAGCTTCTCTTGCTGGTAAGATACAAGAAACACAGATTTCCATCAAAAAGAATACAGAGGAGCAGTATAAACTTAACGAAAAAATCGCCGAGATAAAGAATAAGATATATTCGTTGCAAGGTAAGGAAAAAATTGCAGCCATTGAGGAGGCAAGAGCACTTGTTAGGCAGAAATATGATTATCAGATAAAACAGCAGCAGAAACTCGTAGAATTGCATGAAAAACAAGCAAATCTGCACACTAAATCATTGCAAGATATTGCCGCAGAGCGTGAACTTAGAATACAGGTACTGAGAACGCAAGTTCAGCAGAATAGTGAACAGAGAATGCTCATCAGACAAGAGGAAGCAGCAAAACGTTCTCTAGCGAATAAAGCAAAATCGGATGTTAAGAAAGATGCTACTCAACAGAAGCAGATTAATTCAGCAGAAGGGAAGCTTGATGATGTTATCTATAAGAATGCTTACGAAAGAGCAAAAGCTTGGCAATCTTTGGAACAGGAGGTAACCGATGCAAAGATTAAGGCGATGAAAGAAGGCGAAGAGAAGGTTATTGCCGAGCGCAAAAGAGAGCTATCCAAAGAAATTGAGCAGATTGAAGAGCGAAAGAATGCAGCTATCAAGGCAGAGCGTGACCGACAGAAAGCTGAATTTGACGCACAGCAGTCTGTTATCAAGGCAAAGGGTGGTAAGGCTGAGACTTGGGATGATAAGAAACATCTTGATTCAAAGAATATTCAGAAGATTACCGAGCAGTACACCATCATTGAACAGAAGACCATAGAATCATACAATAATGAGATTTATGCTGATGAATTAAAATCATATCGTGAATACCTGAAGGAGTATGGTAACCTCGAACAGCAGAAGCTCGCCATCGTTGAGGAGTATAACGAGAAAATCAAAGAAGCAAGGGCTAAAGGTAATCTTTTCGAGGAAGCAAAGTTGAAAACTGACCTTGAAGAGCAGCTAAAGAAGCTCAACTTTAATGATTTCAAGGATTCTATCAACTGGGATTCTGTTTTCTCTGATATGGGAAGATTGAGCAAATCTTATCTCGAAGACCTAAGAAAAAAGCTCAAAGACCTTCTCGGTTCGGGTACTCTTGATATTGATGATATGAAGGTTGTGTCTGAACAGATTGGTAAGATTGATGATGCAATCTCGGAGCAAATCGATAAGTGGGGATGGTCTAATGAAAAGGTGCGTGAATATAATCGGCTCTTGCAAGAGGCTGCTGACGCACAAGAGCGACTGAGAAAAGCAACAGTTGAGCAATACAATGCACAGGAACAGCAGTCTTCTACGAAGATTGCTATACAGAAAGTCTTTGCCGAGACGGGAGTATCTGTAAACACAGATAAGATAACCTCTCAAAATAAGGGTATGCTCTTTAATGAGAATAATATGAACCTCAATAATGAGCAGCTTGGAAGATTAAAGAAACTCTTTGATGAACTCGCTGTTTCTGAGATAAAGGTCGGAAAGGCAACAAAGGACGTAAAGAAGGCACTTGAGGATGCAAATGTATCACAAGATAAGGCAAGGAAGTCTATTAAGGAGATTGCAAATGAATGGGCGGAAGGCATCGGTAATGTTGCTAAGAAGTTAGAAGAGGCAAGCGAATTGATTGATGCTCTTGGTTTCGGCAATTCAGACCTTGGAAAGAAGCTTAAAAGTGGTGCAGATGCCTTCAACAAGGGTTCGCAAGCAGCATCAGACTTTGCTACGGGCAACTATATTGGGGCAGCTATTAACGGCGTAGGGGCTATCAAATCGCTTGGTAGTGCTCTTGGTATCGGCAATGGAAGTAATGCGAAGGAGGTTGCGGAGACAACAAATCGCCTTACAGAATCCAACGAGCGATTGCAATACTCTATTGAGCAGTTGAAGAGTTCGATTGATAAGACTTCGGGAATGAGTGCCGTAAGCAATTATCAGAAAGCCTATGATGCACAGAAGCAAATCAATAAGCAGAGTATGGAAATTCTTCAATCACAGATGGGTTACCACGGCTCGCATCATTCTAACGCTTATTATTGGAATCTGTCGGCGCAGGACTATGCGGCTATCAATCGCACGTTGGCACAGCAATCTGCGGTCAGAGGTGGTTATGTTAATTCTACAATAAACAAGGTAAATTCCTTGGAGGATATTTATAAGCTTACCCCAGAGCAGATGAAGGATATTCGTACATACAACCAAGATGTATGGAAGAACATGACCGACCAGGGTAAGTATGATAAAACTGAGTATTGGGAGAACTATACCGACCTTGCCGAGAAGCTTGAAGAGCTGACTGATAAAATCAATCAGAATCTTACGCAGACAACCTTCGATTCGTTAAAGGACAACTTTATTAGCAATCTTATGGATATGAGTAAATCGGCGCAAGATTTCGCAAATGATTTCACAACGATGCTTAATAAGTCTATGCTTAACTTTGCCGTTGATGACCTTGCTAATAAGAGACTTAAAGCCCTTTATGAAAAATGGGCAGATAAGATGAAGCAAGGACAGCTCTCTAATGACGATTTGGATATACTTAAAAAAGAGTATGATAACATCGTTGATGAAGGTTTGAAGATAAGAGATAATATTGCTGCAATAACAGGGTATAAAGAGGCGCAATCTCAGCAGACGGCAACGGGTAAAGGTATCGAGGCTATCACCGCAGACCAAGCAAGCAGCCTTATCGGTATCGGTTATGCGGTGCAAATTGCCCAAGAGCAAGGTAATGAGGTTCGTAAAGCTATCGCCGTTGATGTTTCTTTTTTGCGCATCTATGCCGAACAGACATATAACAATATCTCAGAAATGCGAGATATTCAGTATCAGGGGTTGGAGCAGTTGGAAGCAATTAACAAGAATACTGCACCTATTATATTGATACGTGAGGACATCGCAAGTATGTATAAATTAATGAAGGATAAGTATTAAGTTATGAAGAATGATGCTTTTATAAAATTGGTCGATGAAGCGGATTCTGCTTACGTTGACCTTGATACTTTCGGTATTACATTGGTAAGGGGTTGGCGAGAAGCCTTGCTGACCCCAGCACCAGTAAAAAGCTATGTGACGAACAATAGCCGATTAGAGCATGGACTATCGGTTATCGCCACATCAAGGTATGCCAAGAAAGATAAGCGTGACGTAAGTATCTCTTTCTTTCTTGAAGGCGGTTCAGAAGAAGATTACTTGCAGAAATATGAAGCTTTTCTTAATAAGATAGCTTATTCGGGTGAGTTTTGCTTAAAAGTTCCTCGCTTAAAGAGGGTTTTTAAACTTGTTTACACGCAATGCTCGCAGTTTGGTGATTATGGTCTAAAAAGAGGTAAATTTGTACTCAAATTAACGGAGTACAACCCGAATGATAGAATTAAGTTATGATTAAGATATATGATATAAACGATAAATTGCTGATGCAAGCAGAAGTAACATCAGCGGCGAAGAGAGAACAGGAAATGTCTAAGTCTGATTACATTACTCTGTCTTTCTCCGCCGCTGAGAAAGTTATTTTGCCCGTTGGTGCGTATATTAATTATACATATAAGATAGACAAAGTAAGAGAAGTAACAAGGAAGTTCCTTCTCTTAGAATCATACGAGCCTATTCAAACAGATGAATGCTCTTGGAAGTACACTCCTCAGTTTCAGCACCCAAAGATGATTCTGTCTAAGACCCCATTTTTTATCTATACCCGTAATTCACAGAATGTAGAGGTAAAACAAAATGTATGGTCTTTCGTTGGCACAACTTCCGCTCTCAGTGGTAAGATTGCAGATTTCCTTAATAAGGATTTGATGTTTGGCGAATGCGGATGGAAAGTTATCTTTTCGAATGTAACGGCAAATACCGTCAATGTATCATTCAGCGATAACGATTTTATTTCTGCACTTACAGCGATTACAAATGCTATCGGAGATAACTGTGAATGGCATATTGACTATGATGATGAATTTATCTATATCGGTAAAGTCTTGGTCGGCGCAACTCCTGTTGTTTTGGAAGTTGGAAAGAATGTAGGTGTACCAAATATTAGCAATAGTAAGGAAAGCTATTATAACGCTTTTTCTATCTTCGGTGGTACAAGAAATATTACACAAGTAAATAGCAAAGGTGAGAATGTATCATCTGGCGATATTCGTCTGCAATTAGATGAGGGCAATGGTACAATATCAATAGACGGAAAGGAACGCTCCTATTCTATTGATAAGTATTCTACACTTGACCTAAGAGTGGATAAAATAAATGAACCTCTCTTTACGAAGGTGCTTGATTTTTCTCAAATTTTCCCTTCGCTCAATACCTATGTATATAATGTGCGTGGGCGAGTTAAGTATGTGTTTGATGAGAATAATGAGAAAATTCCTATCTCATATAATGCTGATGGGTCTATTAAGGAATATAAGACCTTCACTGTATGGTATATGAGGTTGGCTTATCCTACAACAGAAAAAGTAGAAGGAAAGACGATTATCAATACAACAGTTGATAATGGCGTTACTCATTACTGGTACGACTTTCAGATTACCGATAATTTACTTATCAATGGAAAGAATATCGGCTGCTCGTTCGAAGCTAATTTTAATACGGGTGCGCTTTCTACTCCTCTTGCAGGACGTGGCTCTAATGGCGAATATGTAGGATTTGAGCTTACTTATCATAAAGAGGCATCATCTTCGCACACGTCAGACGATGTTAGTGCTAGCAACTTCTCTATTCTGGCTGGTGATTACGAAATTATCTATCAAGAAGATAATGAAGTTATCATACCTACAAATGCTGCTGATATGCTCATTCCTCGGGGAGAAAGTATGCCTTCTTTAAAGTGCAATATTACCGTTCTCTACAATATTGCTATGTCCGATTCTATCTATTATGAGGATGCTCAAAATAGATTATTGGAAAAGGCAAAAGAGGGAATTGTGCGATTACTATCAGATTTGAATAACTATGAGATTAAATCATATTCAGATGTATTCTTGGAGGAAAATCCTGAACTGCAAATAGGACAGAGCGTAACGTATAAGGACGGACACGGATATGAACTTGCAACAAGAGTATTGAAATTATCGACCAATATTGATTTTGATTTCATACAAACGATTACATTAGGTAATCAAGTGATTAAGGGTACTATCACCCAGCTTAAAGAAGATGTACAGACAATCATTGCAAGCGGAGGAAGTAGCGGTAATGGAGGTGGATATTCCGTTTCTCAGCTAAGAAACCTCATTGCGAAGTACGGAAGTGATAACTTTCTATCTAAGCAGTTTGACGACACCGCTCACGGAACTATTACTTGGGAGAAGGTGCAGAAGTTCTTGAAAGGATTGACAGCAAAAGACTTATCTCAATTTAAGAAGGGCGCAACCTTCGGAGAGTTCATTCAGGGAATGCTCTTCGGTACTGGTGGAAGGATTGACGAGCTGGGCAATGCGGAGTTTGAGAGCATCACGTCTCGAAGCTCTATCATCACAAAGGAACTCATCGTGAACCGACAGACGGCAATGGAAAGCAATTTCGTCTTCACTGAGAGTGGAATGGTTGAGACTGTTACAGAGATTCCTGCGGCAATGGAAGGCGGAAATGTAACTTACGACTTGAAGCTTCAGAAGCGGTGGGATAACGACTTTACGGCATTCAAGGAAAACGATGTTGTCTTAGCTTCCATCAATACCTTGGCAGAGAGCGGTAAGTACTACGATATGTGGCTGCGAGTGTTATCGGTGAACACCGTAACGAATACCATTACGGTTGTATGCTACCCCGACAACGAATGTCCTAGCAAGAAGAACTATCCGCCGTGCGAACTGGCGAGACTGATTCGTTGGGGAAATGCGGTGGATGAAGACAGACAGAGCTGCTGGTATATATCATCTTCTGAAGGGTTGCTTGTGTGGCTCGACCACGTTACCAAGCCTATCATCGACAAGACAAACTATTCCCTTGCAATGGGTAAGCTGCCAGATGCGCTGTCATTCCTCTTCCAAGACTTCCCTACCGCCAATAAGCGAGACGGAGCGTTCTATGCTAAGTGGATGATGGCTGCATCATTCCAACAGATAGATTATCAAGGCAATCCTATCTACACGACAAGAGACAGAGGTGTTTGGAGCTTGGCTGTGGCGCAAGGCGATAACCCTTACCGCAATGGCGACCGAACGATTGATACCGTCTATTATCTCGGATGCAAATGGCAGTGCCTCGAAGACAAGACAACGAAGCCGCCAACCTACTCATCTACCGCTTGGGCATTCGTGGAAGGTAATCCGTATTTCACCCTCGAAATGTTATCATCGAAGCTATGGAACTTCCGTCTCAACGACTTGATGGCAACGAATGCTGATGGCTCTTGGAAGGTATTCACCACGTTATCTGTTGTCGGAAGGCTCTACAATCAGGACGTTACTGACTCGATGACTAATATCGTATGGACGAGGGAAACAAACAATCCTACGGCAGACAACAAATGGGCACTCTCTCATGCGAATTGCGGTCTATCTGTTGATTTGACCTATGAAGACCTCGGCGGTTCTGCATTCAAGGTAGGAACGGTAGTCTTCCGCTGCGAAGCACAAATCAAGGATGGTGAAACGATGTATTCCGAGGATGTGAGTGTTAGTTTCTAAAATGTTTAACTTTTAATAAAAATAGGATATGGCTAAAGAATTAGCGGTTAGCGTTGACAAGATGATGGAGATACAGCCTACGGCTTATTCTCAGTCAGTCAGCATAGAAATAGTTGGAAATATCATCAACAGACAGCAGTATGATGGTATCGAAGGCTCATTCTCTCCCGACTTCTCTATTCGCCCTTGTACGATGTTTCCAGCCTGCTACCTTATCGACCCAGATAATTCAGGGGAGACGCAAAACTGCAACAGCCAGTTAGATTCATTCAGGTGGTCTGAGGTGACATCTAGCGGCATCGTGGTAGTAGCTACAAGTGAGAATGCGAGTGTAAAGGCAGGATATGAAGCCGTGAGGGAAGGTTCGAATAAGGGAACTCTCTATATCAAGCAGAACTCCGTTCTAGGCAAACCTCGGACAATGCGGTTTGAAGGAAACTGGATAGACCCAGTTTGCGGATATAAGTACACATTCGTTGCTAATAAGGCTCTCTATCTTGAAGACTGTACGAATGCAAGAGCCGAGATTATGCTCGATAGTCCTCCTACCGTGCTCTGGAATCCTATCAAGCATCCTGCCTCTAAAACCCTTACCGCAAAGGTTATGGTGGGTGCGAAGGATAAGACGGCAGACGGCAAGACGAGGATATGGTGGTATCGAATCCTTGACAACGGAACTAAGCAGCTTATCAATTCTGTTGATGATGCCGAGAACTATGAGATTACGGCAATGACAAAGGGTGCGAACGGTCAGATTTCCTCTATCACTATTGATTGTGATATGATAGGCGAAGGCATCGGATATGAGTTGAGAGCGTGCTATATCTATAGCGGCAGTATTCCTTCATCTCCCCGTGATGCAGATGCTCGTAAGGTTACGTACATCAACAGAACCATTCCGCCGCTTACCGCTCAGTTTATCGGTGATGGGTTTGGACTTAACGAGGATGCTGCATTCGTAACCTGCCAAGCTGTGGTTAGTGACAATAACGGTGTTATCGAGCCTTCCGTGTGGCAGAAAGTACTGAGAGCCAAGTGGCAGAAGATTACATATGGCAAGACTACGAACAATGGCGTTACGACTATGACGCAGAGCGCACAGACACTGGGTTATGGCGAAACGTTCCAATGTCCTTTCGAGGCTAAGAAAAGCATCCGCCTGTCTATTGAGGACAGAGGTGCATACGAACTGATTGTCGATGAGAACGGAAACGCCCTTGTGGATGAGAATGGAAACTATATCATATCAAGGGAGATTGATGAGAGTAACGGGTAATATTTAACTTCTTAAAAAATACAGAATTATGAAATACTACGTGAAGGTTACAAAACAGGTTGCTGAGACCATTATACAAAGCGGAGTTCCGCTGACTATGACGAGTGATGGTAACTGCTTGCTCTATCAGAGTGAGCTGAATGATGTCGAGGGTGTGAATCTCAACGAAAGAGCAGCTAATGTCGGTGGTACACTGGTAGCAGAGACTGGTGCTCTTGCGGAAATAAACGGAACTACTGATACTCCTGCCTACTGCTATACACCAGTAAAGTATGGCGGCGAAGGTGATACCAGACGTGATTACAACATCGGTACGGATGGAAGCGATAATCCGTCCTCCGAAACAACAGACACTAAAGAGGAAAGCGAGGTAAACTATGAGTAAGGCTACGGTAACTGGACAGATTGTCGTTACAGCTGACGGAACAACAATACATCCAATTTTACAATGTACTACGGGAGATATTTACCAGAACTACGATGGAGACCCTGCATCACCGTCTAATGTCGTGCCAAACTTCGAAGCGAGCGGTGCGGTAAAACCGAAACTGGCTATGCAGGCGTATTCAGCAGCGCAGGGTGCTGGTAATTCGTTTGACCTTACAAAGGGTACTCCTACCTGGATTGTGGCTGGCGTAACGCTTACCTTCAATGCTTCCCACGTTTCTACAAATACGTTTAACGGGAAATCTGGGCATTTTACTGAAGGTTCTGATTCGAGCGGAAATCCGACACTGACTGTCAACAAGAACCTCATCAATATTAATGATGGTGATTCGTTTAATATTGTCTGCCTAGTCGATATCTCTATGTCTAACACGAACGTGAATTTGAAGGCGATGTACCCTGTATATATTGCTGAAGGTGTGACAGATTCAAAGCGAGTGAACATCATTGCAACCTCAACAGAGAAACTCTTCACCATTACAGAGAAGGGTGGAACCTGCACCGTCAAGGCACAGGTTACGGACGGCAATATGGTTACATCTACTGGATATACGTTCAAGTGGTACTTGCCAGACACTAGTGGCGAATGGGTACTCAAGCAGGACAGCACCTCCGCTACATTCACCATCAATGAGACGGACGTGGATTCTTCCATCATCGTTAAGTGTGAAGCATACAAGGGTAAAGAATTCTACGCTTCCGACACGCAGACCATTAACGATGTGTCGGATGAGTATATCATCTATCCTAACCCTACCGATGGTAACGATAACCCCGTAGCCGAGAACTTCAGGCTGAACGCAGGTGGAAAGATTGTGTATAAGCCGTACATGCGCAAGCGTGGCTCAACGACAAACGAGACTGGAGTAACGTTCTCTATGTCGCTCTATTCCAACGCAGGCGTTCCTATCAATTCTGCTATTACCAAGTCGGGCAATACGTTCACGATTACCGAGGCTGGTATCAGAGCCTATAAGGGTGCGGTGTATTCTATAACGGGAGCTAAATAGTATAGCCTATGGTAAAGATATTAGCAGAAGCGACTGGCTCTATTTCATTCTCTATGAGAGGTGAAAAGGGCGAAAGCGGTGATACTCCATACGTTACCAAGACGGTTGTCGATTATGCTATTACATCAAGTGTAAGCGAAGCCAAGAAGTGGTCTTCTACCGCACCCGATGCGAGTGCGGCATCAAACAAGGGCAAGTTCCTTTGGACGAGAACTACTTATACTTGGAGCAATAACAAGACAACGGAGAATATCACCTATACGTACATCGGAAAGGATGGCAAGGATGGAACTTCTGTAACCATCAAGGGGTCAAAAGGTAGTACGTCAGAGCTGCCTACATCGGGTAATACCTTGGGTGACGGATACATTATCGGTGGCTATCTGTGGGTGTACACTGGCACCTCTAAGACAGACTCCACTCACGCAAGAGGTTTTGAGAATGTAGGAAAGATACAGGGTGAACCTGGAACTCCAGCAACGCAGTATTACACCCATATCGCCTGGAAAAAAGCGGATGGTACATTCGCAACCAATCCTAATGGTGGTGATTACGTTTACATAGGAGTGCTTGTAGATACTAACCGCACTGATTCTACTGACCCATCAAAATATGAATGGTCTTATATCAAGGGTGCTACTGGAGAAACTGGCAACGGCATCAAGAGTACGGAGGTGACCTATCAGGTAGGTAGCAGTGGTACTATTGCGCCTAATGGTACTTGGCATAAAGAAGTCCAAAATATCACGGACGCAAATCCGTATCTATGGACACGTACTGTTTTCGTCTATACAAATGGCAGCAGCAGTGCCCCTTCTTTTTCCGTAGCAACAAGGGGAACGAAGGGCGCATTGATGCGTGAGCATGACGGATTTGAGTCAGGCAACTATAAATATCTCTCTGGCTCAGGAGCAGAAGAATACGTTGATGTGGTGTGCGTAGATAGAAAGTGGTATCAGTGTACAAGCACCTATACATCCTCTTCGCCTAGCGTGACTGACGGGCACTGGTCGCTGATGAATAATTACTCATCGATAGCCACGCAGCTTCTCCTTGCTGAGAATGCAACCATCAATATGCTCGGAAGTAATCAGATAAATCTGTACAATCCGACTGATACTACTAATAGTAAGATGTACGGCTCGTTCAGAGTGGTTAAGGATGTTAACGACTGGAGCTTATGGCTTGGAGGCGAAACTGGAGATTCGGCTACGTTTGCGGTAAAGAGGAGCGGACATTTTAAAGGAACGGATGTAGATATATCTGGTAGGATAAACGCTACTAGCGGAAGTATAGGAGGTTTCGAGATTGGCAATTATTCAATAGGGTCAGTCGGAAAAACGGAAGGTATGGGTCTGACGAATGAATGTCTGAAGTTTATGAATCAAGCCTATCTGCACGGTGAAGGCTATTTCATTACCTGCGGAAGTTATATGAAAACAGGACTACGGATATTTTCTACAACAAGCCCGTCTAATAATTTGAGTACAGGCATATTAATTCATATAGACGCTGGTACTTCAATGCCATCAGACCCCATTTCCGGAGGAAAGATGTGTACGGCGTTAGACTTGCTTACACGTTGGGCAGACCAGGCAGGCAGTTTTGATATGACGAATCCGTATGAAGGTAACCATGCTATCGTAATTAGAGGTGGAGATGTAATAGGTTTACGACCATCATTTGTTCGCTTGGCTGCTAATTATCAAACACTAACCGAGTATCATCACACGGTTGAGTGCTACAACACTTCGGCAATAACGATATATCTGCCATCTTCTCCGAAATATGGGCAATGCTATACCATCATCCAGCGAGGAAGCAGATTGACGTTTTCATCAGACAAAGGAATATACGATGTTCGCCGAGCCAGCTCAGCAACAACGTGGTACTCAGATACTAGAGGTCAGGTTAGTTGGCTATGGTACAACGGTGGTCAGTGGATTGTATGTTATTCGACAAACTAAAATTAATTAGATTATGAAGATAGAATTAGAACATTTGGAAGTATTTATGACACTCGACAAGAATCAGTGTCAGGTTATTAACGCTCGCAAGCAGATTGCGAATATCATCTACTCTCAGGGGGCAGGTCTTGGATTGGCAGGACAGGCTCTTGCCGTGAAGATGTGGAATGGAAGTGACGAGACGGAGTACACAGATGACGAGGTGAAAATCATCAAAGAACTCGTTGAGCGCACTACTGCTCCCTGCTTCATTGATGCAGTAAACACCGCCATCAGTAATGCGACATCATCAGATAATGAGTAATCAAATAATAACAATTTAAAAGTCAAAAGATTATGGCTATAAAGACAAGAAAAATCAGCGATTGGCTGTCTGCTAACGGGGAAGCGATAACAAATGCTAGTAAAGTAACGATGGAGGATGCCATCAGAGCAGATATAAATCAGTTGTACGATGGTGTATTCATTATGTTCCATCGCAAGAACGACGATTATCCTATTGCCGTAAGAGTGAACTCTTGGGCATCCTATCAGAATAGCGGAGAAGTAGCGGAAGGTGTTCTTCTTGTTGAAGGCGGAAGATATCTCGTAATAGCTCCAACCGAAGGAGCAGATAAAAAGTGGAGTTCTAAGCCTGCATCATCATCAGATACATCAGGTTCCGTACAGATTAGCGGAGTTACTACAACGGGCGATAGAATAACCTCACTAAATGATTTTGCAGGTCGGGCAAATACAACCGCTATCATCAACGGAAGTACCTCAAGCAATGTTACAAACACGGAGGCTTATGCCGCTGGATTCTGTAACAAGTATTCTCGCACGAACGCGAACGGCAAAGGCTTGACCGCAGGAAAATGGTGGCTACCATCAGAAGGCGAGCTGGTGATGATTTGGGCTAATTTTGACAAGATAAACTATGCCTTGTCAAAGATTAGTGGTGCTACGCAGCTCCAGCAGGCTTGGTATTGGACTAGTACCCAGTACTCGGCGTCCATCGCTTGGTTCTTGTCTCTGACCGTTGGCTCCGTGGCCTACCTCTATAAGTTCCTTCAGTGCAGGGTTCGTCCAGTTTCAGCATTTTTACAGTAGTTAGTAGTTAGTTCTTTTCACTCCCACGCCTTTAAAGGCGTGGGCAAGCAAGTTATAACCAAAAAAAGGTAATCAATAATGACAGCAAAGATTGCAAGCAAGACGAGGGTTTACAGAGATATGAAGAAGTTTCTTAATGAGGTAATTTATATCATCAAAGACTTCCCGAAAGACCAAAGATATGTTGTAGGAGATAGAATCGAGCGCACAGCCATCGAGTCTCTTCATATTATAGCAAGGGTATATATGGGTAAGGATTTGAAGACGAGAATCAACGATATGGTCGAGCTGCAATCAAGCTTGGAATTACTGAATACCTTGATAGAGATAGCAGGAGGACATCAGTGGATAAAAGGTAGAGGCAGGTTGGCAAATCTGCTTCTGCTGATGGATAGTATAGGACGGCAAAGTACAGCGTGGAAGGGTTCGCTCATCGAAGCTCTTAAAAGGTTAGAGAGTGAACGTAGTCAGTGCTAGGGAGGTAAGCCAAACTAGGAGAACAGTCTTCCGAATAAATGGGCTACTACCATCATATATGGTAAAGAACAAGACAATGTAGTGATAACCCAGAACTCGGCGACCAACGCTTGGAACTTGAATCTGAACGATGGCTACGTGGCCTACCACTATAAGTTCAATCAGAGCAGGGTTCGTCCAGTTTCAGCACTAATAAAGAAGACGTATTCAGGATAAATAGTAAATGATAGATTTTGAAACGATATTAGAAGCATATTTTGACTGCCGTAAGAGAAAGCGGAGCACAGTCGGAGCTACGGAGTTCGAGCTTGATTATGTTCACAATCTTGTGGAACTTATGAATGAAGTTAACTTACGTCAGTATAAAATCGGAAAATCTATCTGCTTTGTCGTCCGATACCCTCGTTATAGGGAGGTGTTTGCTGGTGAGTTCAGAGATAGGGTTATCCATCATTACATAGCATTGAGGCTAGAGCCATTGTTTGAACGGATATTCTGTGGCAGAACATACAACTGCCGCAAAGGAAAAGGACAGCTTGCTGGTGTTATTCAATTGGCAGAAGATATTCGTGAGGAGAGCGAGAACTATACCAAGGATGCCTATGTAATGAAGGTTGATTTGAAGGGATTCTTTATGAGTATCATTAAATCTAAGCTAGCGAAGATGGTCGATGATTTTATTGTAGCGCACTATGAAGGAGACGATAAGGAAGACCTTAGATGGCTTTGTAATCTTGTAGTCATACACAGACCAGAGCTTAATTGCGAGCGAAGGAGCCCGCTTTGGATGTGGAATTTCATCCCGAAGGAGAAGTCATTGTTCACTAACGGAGAAGACAGAGGTATCGCTATCGGTAATCTGTTCGCTCAGTTATTCGCCAACTTCTTGCTGAATACCATCGATTGGAAGATTGATGCCGTGTGCGTAAGACATAATAGGTATGTGGATGATATATCATTCGTAAGTAAGGGTAAGGAGAAACTGCTACCTATCATCACTATGCTCAGAACAGAACTCGGAAAGCTCGGTTTAAGGCTCAATGAGAAGAAATTCTATCTACAGCATTACTCAAAGGGTGTTCAGTTTACTGGTGCGGTTATTAAGCCAAATAGGATATATGTTGCCAACCACACCATCAATAGTTTTGCTTTTGCCGTAGAAAGACTAGGTAAAGCTTCTGAAATGGGAATGATTGAGGGCATTAGAAAGGAGATTGCTTCTGTCAATTCATATCTCGGCATTATGTCACACTATAATGAGTATGCCACGAAACGCAGGATAATGGCGAAGCTACCACAGAAATTCTATGAGTACTGCTATATAGAAGGTCATTTCGATACAATAAAACTGAAATATAAATACACAGAAAAGGCGATTTTTATGAATATCGCCAAGAATATAATCAATAAGAGAGATGAAGCAGATATTGAGGAAAATACCGACCGAAGAGGAAATTGATAAGATTCTCGATGGAGGGTACGAGGTTGAGATTTGGTTAGAAGGAGGAGAATTTATAATAGAGGCAAACGAATCGTCATAATACTATTGTTACCATTTTGTGTTATTTTGGTAACAGAGAAGCGGTAACGGAACTTACGAATTGTTACTTTTTATAAAGTTTAACACAAAAATCAATCAAAAACAAATTACTTTTATTAGAAATGCGTACCTTTGCGGCATCAATCTTTTAAATCAACTAAAATATAACAGCTTATGACTAAAGAGGAAGAAAATGAAGTCCATCGGTTAGTTCAATCAGTCGGTGTTGTACAGTTGTCAAGAGTAATGTTTAAGGACATGGACGTTAGCGAAATGATAAACGTCATTATCCTTGCAGGTAGAGGCTACAGCATAAAGCTACTCACTTGGTTTAAGTATTATTGTGAAGTGATGCCTCTGTTTATCATGCTTTTTCATATTGCATGCATGGTAACATTTGCGTCTCATGAAAAAGAAATGTGCGTATGGTTTAAGGAGAATTGGGTATCGGCAGCATTTATCTATTTTTCCGTTTACATCCATCCGCTTGTACTTATAATTGCGAGCAGATTCTTTTGGCTCTGCTACAGATGGCGTATTCCGATGATTATCTACCTATTTGGGATAAATGCTATTCATATCGTATACTGGAATGTTTTTACCACCAACGAAATGGTGGAAGCTAATGCTGTAATACTTGTAATGACCATTATATTTTATGTATATGGTTTTGCCGATAAGTATTTCTCAGGCAAGGGCTGTCAAAGTTTAATCTCTAGATTATAATGATATGGGAAAGTTATTTGGTTATCACACCTTGGGAGTGTTATTAAAATCGTTATCGGATTCTTGTTTTCGAGCAGACGAGCAAGAGAAGAGAGGGGAGAAGGTAACTGCTTGCGGAATGAGTAGCGATGAGATAGAAGACCTTTGTGAGAACTATCTGCCGTATGCTCTCAACCCGATGCTATCTACCGAGGAAGTCAAGGAGAAACTTCACGTTTCTGACGCAACATTGAACAGAATGGTAGCGAGGGGCGACATTCCTAACGGTGAGTGCAAGAAGCGTGGACATACAAGATATTGGAAGAAGTGGGATATTCTTCACTTCATTAAGAGTAAGAGAGGTAAGTGATTGCCTCCTTTTTTTTTGTTTCAGTTTGCGTGAGTGACAGTTGCAATTTTTGCAACTGTCACTCTGACTTCCCAGATTTCGTGGATTTAAAAGTACAATATTTCGGAGAAATTATATACAATATTTCTTCAAAAATATATATTGGTTTAAAATGACATTACCCACTATCACCTTAAATCTCTGATAATCAACCACTAAAAGAAAGTGTGATAGAGTTATATTTACTCTTCTATGTTCTTTGTACCTTTGCATCCGTAACGTTACAATAGTGTTAGTTAATATTAAGGATAACTTAAAAAGATTGTATCATGGAAATGACAGATGCAAAAGTAGTAGAGAAGAAAATCTACGAAGAGGGAAAGAAGCACGATGAGTATGCTTCTAAAGGTATCGCAGGCACAGGATTGGGTCTTGGTATAGCTGGTACTGCACTCGGTCTTGGTGCTTGGTTATTTGGCGGTAATCGCAGTGTGTTTGGTTCACTCGGTGGCAGCAATATGCCTGAGAACGTGAACATCAACGCAAACGGTTATGGCGCAAATGCGAATGCTAATCAGCCAACCGCATTGCAGGTAATGGAGAAGGAATGCGCTGATGAGGTTAAGCTGCTTACCGACATGTTCGGTTTGAAGCTCGACACCGCTAACAAGTTCTACGCTATGCGTGAGACTGACATCGCAGAGAAGTTCTCTATGTACAAGGGTGCTACTGATGCCATCAACGCAGAGAACCGCCGTGCAATGCAGGCTGAGTTCGGACTTTACAAGTCTCAGGTAGATGCGGACTTCGGTCTGTACAAGAACCAGCGAGACCAGTACGATGCGTTGCAAGCTAAGTATTGTGACCTCGACAAGAAGGTAGCCATTATGGAAGCCCTCACTCCTTACAAGGAGAAGCTTATGATGGCTTACGTTAACGAGAAGTGCTGCCGCAAGATTGATGGTGTCCTCGGACTCCAGAGTACTCCTACTGTTACAGTTCTTCCATCTGCAAACATTTGCGGATGCGCGAGTACCGTCAGTAGTGGAACGCAAACTGGTGCGTAAGGCGCAAGTCAAAAGGACTAGAAAAAAGTGAGGTAGTTTTGCCTCAAACTCCTTGCATATATGGAATATTTTTTGTATCTTTGTATGGTAATTTAAAATTTTTTCAATTATGCAAGGAGTTATCTATAGATTAACAAACAAGGTGAACGGAATGATGTACATTGGGCAGACAATGGATTTGAAGAAGCGTATTACACGTCACCTCTACGCTTCTAAGAGTATCGAACACGCAAACGGAAAGTACCCTATCTCTCTTGCAATAGCTGAGTTCGGTATTGATTCGTTTGTTTGTGATATTTTGTGGAAGTCGGATGAGTCTGATGACGCGTCTTTGATAAGAAAGTGTCTTAACGAAAAAGAGAGATACTTTATTAAAAAGTATGATTCCGTAAACAAGGGGTACAATCAGACATGGGGAGGAGCAGGTATGCTCGGCTATCATCTTCCACAGGAAAGTATCGAAAAAATACGAAAAGGGAATTTGGGGAAAAAGCTCCCAGAATGGGTAAGAGAGGCTAACATAAAGAGGTTTAGTGAAATGAGAAATGAGCCAGGCTACCGAGAGAAACTTTCTAAGAGAGTTTCTGGTAGAAATAATCCGATGTATGGAGTCCACCTAAAAGGAGAAGACAGCTATATGTTCGGAAGACATTTATCTGACGAGACCAAAAGAAAAATCGCCTTATCTAAAATTGGCAAAAAAGGCACGCCAATGTCTGAGGAACATAAAGAGAAGCTAAGAAAGCTTTTTACTGGAGTTCCAAAGTCGGAAGAGCATAAGGAGAAACTTCGAAATGCAAGTCTCGGACAAAAACACCCTGAAAGAAGGAAGGCTGTATTGCAATATGACAAAAATGGCAATTTTATAAAAGAATGGGATTGTGCATTTGATGCCGAGAAAATATACAACGACAGACATATTAATGATTGTTGTCGTGGAACGAGACGTATTGCAGCTAATTACCAATGGCGATTTAAGGAAGACGAAAACTTTCCTAGAAAAATCGCAGAGTATAGTCGTAGTGGAAATAAGAAAATCGCTATGACAGATAAAGATGGCAACACTTTAAAGATATACGGCTCTATAAAGGATGCTGTCGTTGAACTAGGGATAAACCGCTCTTCCTTGCAAGAAGTTCTTAGCGGAAGGCAGAAGAGCACAAAAGGTATGTATTTTACGTATTGTTGAATTTACTTTAAAAGATATTGATTATGATGAATTTCGGAAACAGCCCATTATTGGATATGGGCACAAGTCAGCAACAGCCGCCAACGATGGATGCAGAGCTACAGAAGATGTATGAGGCAATACAGCAGAAGCGAGCATCTATCAATATGCAAGCGCAGCAATCCGCCACCCCACTTTGGGATGAGATTGATAAGATTGAGGACAATCTTACGGGCGCACAACGTCAGTACTTGATGCAGAATCAGGAATACGTTAATAGCTTGCAATATGTGTCTAAGCTAGTGCAAGACGAGGAATTGCGTATCATACGCCCTCGTATCGAAAGCACTCAGCAAGGACAGGAGGCATTGAAGAAACATCTATCTTTGATGCAACGACTGAGAAAAGAAGTAGCGCAAGCAGAAGAACAGAAATCTGCTATGCTCAACGATTATATGACTAATCATAGCGATAAAACTTGGCAAGAATATCTTGTTTGGTACAATAAGACAAAGAAAGGAGAAACTAAGAAATGAACGTAACAGAACTTAAAGAGAAACTGCTTACATCGCTTGACTTGTGGGCAGACGCAAGAATTAGCGATATGGTGAAGGAGAACCCAGCACTGGCTATTCCTTCCGTGTATATGAAGCGAGCTTCACACAACATCATCGCAAAGCACAAGGATAGTTGGGGCAAGAGCATTGACAACGCTACCCTATTCATTGCCGATGAGGACGGAAACATTGATGCCGATACCATATTCTCAGACCTCATGCAGATGTTGGAGAATATAAGCAACTACGAATTTGATTTCGGCTTTGTCAAAGGTCGCATTGATGGCGGTACTTTGTCTATTGATTTGCCCGACAACATCATAACGACAATATTGTTCGGCAGCAAGAAGAGTATCAGTTTTACAAAAACTGACTTTGAGGAGTTGAAAAGTCTGATAACAGCAGAATAATCACATATATAAATACAAGACAATATGGAAACAAAAGAGATTATGAGTAAGTTTGATGAGCTTTACGGGATGATGGCATCATCAGCCAACGTGAAGTATATGCGCACATTTGGAGACACAATGCGCTGCATGATGAAGGATATGGCATCAAAGCACCCAGAGTTGGCGCAAGAGTATCTTGATAAGCTCTGCGCCATCAAGTGGAACAACTATCTCACAAAGAATGAGGCGTTGGATATTATCGGTAAGATGAATCCCGAAGCAACCTGGAATATGCAAGGATGGTTGGACGAAATGGAAAAATTGGGCTTATGTATGGAGGATAAGCCATATTACAATGATTATGCGCTGTATATAGCAATGAATCAGGTAATAAGCGACCACGGGGAAACCATAGTTGCAATAAAGGGCGAGAAATCTCTTTCTGATATAAATGAGGATGAACTTGTAAAATACGCTTACAAGTTGGCTCTTGACCTACTGAAAGATAAGGATGGCGTATATAATATAAGAGAATACTTTTTGAAGTAGATATACAGTTTGAATCACTCATAAAGAGGAGCTTTTGATAAGTTCCTCTTTATTTGTTTACACCCGATTATCTATTTTCTTCTGTCTTTCGATTTTAAAAGTTATCTTTGCATCAAAAACAAAATATGGTAGGACAAGTAGGAAATACGGGTACAAGAGCGGCAGGGATGATGCTATTCGGGGATGAGTTAAGTTGTATGTTACTCGATACCCGATGGATGCTTATTGCCATCGTTCTACTTATCATTGCTGACTATCGCTTTGGTTGTGAAGAAAGTAGCCTTCGACATAAAAATGCTTTAGAAAGCAAGAGCCCTCTCCTTGCTGATAGATATGAGTTCAGAGCATCACGGGCAAGGCGCAGAACTGCAAATAAATTTGTGGACTACCTTATCTATATAATGGTAGGTGTATCTCTTGGTAGAGCTTTATTGCCGCAGCTTGATATTGATTATATTTGGGGTGGATGGGTTGTTACTGCATTTATTGCGGTAAGAATAGAAATCCCAAGCATACTAGGACATTTCTTATTTGTTCGTGGCGTATCAGTAGAGAAGAAGACAATAATGGGCTTCATCAAAGCCTTTGTCGTAGCTCTTGCAAAATCTAAGAGTGAAGGCGTTGGTGATGCGTTAGAAGAAGGATTTAAAGCAACGGAGGATAAAGAATGAAAGTAACAAGAAAACAGATGGAAATCATCATGCCGAATGCTGGAGATAGGATTGATATATATCTTCCTTATATCAACGATTACGCAGATGCTTTCAATATCAATACTCCACTTCGCATGGCACATTTCCTTGCACAAGTGGCTCACGAAACCGCAGAGTTGGTACATATACGAGAAATCGGTAATGCTGACTATTGCCATAAGTATGAGGTCGGTAAGCTCGCAAAGATGTTGGGCAATACTCAGAAGGGTGACGGCTACAGATATAAAGGTCGTGGTTTCTTGCATTTAACTGGAAGAGCGAACTACCAAGCTTACACGAACTCAAAGTACTGCAAAGGTGATGTTGTAGCAGAGCCAAAGCTCTTGGAGAAACCGAAAGGAGCAGTAAAAAGCGGTATGTGGTATTGGCTAATAAGAGGATTGAATGCCATAGCTGATAAGAATGATATTAAAGCGGTTACAAAAAAAATCAATGGTGGAACAAACGGCTTGCCGAGCAGAACCAAATATTGGAAGAGAGCTTTGAAAGCCTTTAATATATTATAAGCTTATGAAATGGATTAAAGATTTGTTTTATTGTTTGTCAATTTCAATGCTTCTGTTTCTTATGACGCAGATAGTTATCGGGTGTACGGCTACCCCGAAGGTGGTTACCCGACAGACTTATATCAGCGATAAGCAGTCACATTGGGATTCGATATTTAATGCTAGACTTTCAGCGACCTTTGAACTCTATCAGAGAACTCAAAGTGAGCTAAAAGAAAATAGCAAGTCTGAAACAAACCATATTAGAGATAGCACTTCTACAATGGTTGATAAAGATGGTAATATTCTCAGACAAGCCAAATATCACTACGAGAGCCATAACTATACAGAGGTATTCGTACAGAAGCTCAGAGATAGTATTTCTTATTATAAATCATATAAGGATAGTCTAAGCAAGTATCGACTCAAAATCGATTCCTTAGATAAAGCTAAACAAGATTCTGTTCCATACCCTGTGTATATAGAGAAGCCGATGAATAAAATAGATGCTACATTCTACCGATTAGGTAAGGTTACGGCGGCATTCGTGCTTCTCTTCATAGTAGGTATGATATTCTTGGCAATATATAAAAATAGAAAAAGATAAGACATTTTCAATAGTTACAGATACTTATAGGTTTTAGTTTTTTTGGTTATAAGATTGTTAGGATAACAAAGGCGGTTACTCGTGAAGAGCAGCCGCCTTATTTTTTTAGTATTTCTTTCCTCCGTGATGATACTCACGGGTCTCATTATAGCGCATCTTTAGATTAATGTGCTGTACAAGGTCGATACCTAGTGATTCTGCCCATGCAAAAGTAGATATAATAATTCTTTCAAAATAAAATTCCAAAATTGACGGATTATTAGATGAAATAAAAGATAATATGTTTCTCGATAAGAAAAACGCATTAATCGTAAAATCTCTTATCTCACAAATTTCTACCTCTTTTTCTGAATATTCATACTTTTCACGAACTTTTGCCTTCATCAACCCCATAAAGTCAAATAAACGAATGCAGATGTCTGCCAATTCACTCTCAACAGTTCCCTCAATATGTTCGCCGTAGAATTTTTCAACCAAACCTCCGTGATGGTCGTTAGCGATAACGCAATCAAGCCCACTTTTATCAAGGTCGTCCATCCAACGCCCCTTGCGGTCAGCTTGAACGGCTTCCGTAACCTCTGTGCTAATCATCATAACCCAGTGTGCCGTAGGCTTCTTCTCTTCGTGCCATCCGTGTTTCACGGCATTGTTATAAGCACGTTCTACCCATTCTTTAACTTGTTTTCCTTCTATTACCATAATTATCTGTATTTATGTTTATTACACCATTCCCAACAAACTGTGCCTTCTTCTTTATCGCAGCAAAAGCCATCACCATAAATACCTTCATTGGTAAATGAAATGCAATTACCGCAACATGGCTCTTCATTTTCTTTTTTCATGTAAATAACGTTTTATTGATTCACACAACAACTTATTTTCATCTGTTAGCAATCTAACTTCTTCTTGTAGTTGCTCTATGATATGCAAATACGATATTTCTTCAAGAGTTTTCATTTCATCAACTCCAATGTGAATCCTTTCTTCGCAACGTGAACCGCCTCACCCGTGGCTTTTGCTACCTCAGAAGAGAATAATTCAGCATCGCCATTATTTGCACTCATGTGAATAAGTACAATCGCTTTCGTTCTTTCCAATTTATTCTCTTTAAGGCAGTTCAGACATCTTTCCAAGCTCATGTGAGTAGCTTTCGCTCTAATGCCAATCTTCTTAGGAATAATGCCCTCTCTCACACTCTTATCAACCAACGAATCCATGTGATTGCATTCGATAAGGATATAGTCAAGTGGAAAAGACAGCTTATACTTTATATGATGGCTATCCGTAAGGAAAAGCATATCTCCCATATCGGGATGATAAATAATAAAGCCGCAAGGCTCTTTGGTGTCGTGAACTGTATCGAAAGCCTTTATAACGAAGTTACCAATACGAAACTCTTTAAGCATCGGTATGGCATTATAATGAAATTCACCTTCCTTAATCTTCTTTTCTTCCAAAGTACCTTTGGTTGCAAAGATATTGAAAGGTCGTGCATACTGACGAATAAACCCTGCGTGGTCGCCGTGGCTATGAGTAATCAAGCAACCGACAACCTTTTTGAGATTTCCTCCAAGTGCTTCTACGGCATCTTTTAAGGGCATTCCACATTCTATGATAAGTGCTTCATCATCATTCTGTAGGATATACCCATTACCAGAGCTTCCACTACCTAATGTAACTAATTGCATATTCTATACCTTAATTATATATAGGAGAGAGATTCCTCTCTCTCCTATCCGTTATTTTACTGCTGCTTAAATATATCAGGCATTTCCTGTTTACCCATCGGCTGAGCTTTAGGCTTGGTTTGAGCCGCATTTTCTGCGGTCTGAGCGGTTTTCTGCTCATCACTTGGGGAATTATCGACAGCCTTATTTTCTTCCTTATTCTCGCCATTATTCATACCGAGCATCTGAGAATTTGCTTGCTGTTCCTCTTGCTGCTGAGCTTCTGCGAGTTTCTCTTCGGCTGAAAGCTGCTCAACGTTATCGGTTGTAATCTCGGTATAATCGCCATCCTCCAAATCCTCTTTAACAGCAAGCCCGCAAGTAATTTGAGGACAATAGGCGTTCTGAAATCTTGTAGCGGCACGATAACGAAGCATCTGCTCTGGGTCAGCTTGCCAGTTGCTACCTTTTTTATCATACCACCCTTTTATTTTTGCTTGGCGAATGGTGACAGTAGAGCCTTTAAGCACTTCGCCTTGCTTATCTATTGCATAAGCATAGCAGCCCCAATCGTCTTTTCCTTGCTCACCAACAAATTCATAGCGAAGAGGTGTTGCGAATAATCCACTTGCATTAATACAAGCAATAAGGAATTTAGCGGAGAAAGAAGGCATACCATATATTACCGCCATATTTTGCATAATCATAAGTGGATTTGTATGAATGCGCTGTGCTAAATCAATAGCAATCATTACATTACCTATGTTCCCTTTAAATGTATCGGGAATAATTGTGGACGCTGATAAAATCTGCGCCATTTTATAACCAGTATTGAAACTGTCTTGATTTGCGAACATATTAAGTCCGCTAACTTGTGGCTGTGAAACCACGATTCCATTTTCTGCCATAATTTTTATTTTATAAAGTTATTAAACTGATTTAATCTCCAAAGGCTGACCGTAGATACATTGCAAGTAGATAATCTGCTGCTCAACGGGAACGATATGCTCTGCCGATTCTTTGCGGTCAACGAACAGAGGTACGAAGATATTTGAAGCCTTAGATATACCGCTGATAATATCAACGCCCATATCAATGACAGTTCCATCATTCGTATTATCGTAGTCAATACCATCCTTATCAATAGCGGTACAGATTTCCTTCTCATCGTCATTGGTCTTATTCTGCTCATAGAATTTCCAACGAATGAGTGAGAAGTATGAATTTACCTTCTGCTCAACAAGATTAATCTTTGCCTTCTTATAAGCTTTGATTTGGCTGATAACTTCACCACAATCAGCAATAATCTGAGATAACTCAACAGAGCGATTATTGAGCTTTTCTTTCTCTGTATCAATACGCTTGTTAGTCTCCTCGCCTGCGATTTTGTTAACTAACTCGTCACGCAGAGAAATAAGGGTCTTCTTTTTCTCCTTATTCTCTTCGATTGTAGCATCAACCTTCGCAACAGGCTTACTTGCTTCAATATCGGCGAGGTCTTTATCAAAGACCACCTTTTCCGCAGCAGCTTCCCAAGTTTGGTTCTGCTTCTCTGTGCGCTCGTCAATTAACTTCTGATACTCAGATTGTGCATTCTTTACCTTATCCTCATCTTGTGCCTTGGTAATCTGCTCATAGGTATTGATATTACCTTTGAGGACAGTCATCTGTTGCTTAATCTGAGCAGCCTCATTCTGTATTTTCGTGAGTTCATCAGACTTATTCTTATTGAACTCGGCAACGGCGTTATCATACTCTTTTGCCTTCATTTCGTCCGTATAAGGACGACCACAAACTGGACAAACATCTGTTTGCTTATGGTTAAATTTCTTTTCGTTAGCATTATTCCACTCTTCAATCTTGTTATTGAAATTAATAGTGACCTCTGCCAAGGAAACCTTATTCTTCTTATTGGTCTCTATATTTGTAGTATATGCAGATTTAGCGTCATTGAGTTTCGTTGAAGCCGTAGAAATCTTCTTCGTAAGCTCATCAATCGCCTTAATCTTAGCATCTTGCCATACCTTCTGTGCATTCGCAACTTTTACGTTATGCGCTTGCAACTTATTGAGGTAATCTTCCATAGCAGGGTCTTTCTCTGTCGTTCCCTCCAATGCCGCATCTATAGCAGCAATATCAGCATCAATCTTTGCCTTCTGTGCTTTAAGAGCAGCAAAATCGGCATCAACTCTAAGAGCCTCTTGTGCTTGAGCCTTTGCAGGTATCAAATCCAACTCCTCTTCCGCCTTTTTCTTTGTTGCCTTCTGCTGGGTAAGCATATCGGAGAGCTCTTTCTTTTCTTTAATTACGCCCTTATACACCATAGGATAAGGCTTCATCAATTCTTCCTCATTGATTTTGCCAGCCAACGACATAAGCATTTTACGGCGGTCATCAACCTTATAAGACATAAAGATGTTGATATTAGACAGAACGAGCCATTTATTGAGTGGACAAAGTTCTTCAAGCTTGGCGTTGAAATCCTTCTGTGAAAGAGGAACGTCATCGATAAGTCGCTCCTGTGTAGTACTTTGCAACTTCTCATCTGCTGTACCCTTATTTTTCCAATTCTCAGAAAGAATACGCTGTACCTTAATCTCTCGCTCATCATTATAGTTAAGTACTACTGTGACAGAGGTTTCAATATGATGAATAACATCATTATTAATATCAAGAGGTTGTACGGTGGCATTCTTCTTGCTTATAACGCCGAAGATTGCCCAAAGATAGGCATCATAGATAGTTGTCTTACCTACCTTATTTGCGCCACTAATAACCATATTGTGGCTAAAGTTAATTTCTTTACCCCGAACCTTCTTGAAGTTCTGTAAGGTCATTGACTTGATTTCAATTTTCATTGTTGTATTTTTTATTAGCGTTAAACGGTTTATATTCGTGACCTGCTTTAGAACCTATGAGTGATTTCGTAAGTTCTTTGCCTAATTTATTACATATTGCATTAACAATCTTAATATCCGTTACTTCATCCTTCTTTCGCTCTTTGTTAGCATCGTCCTCTATCTGTGATAGTATTTGCGCTCTTTCAGCATCAAATTTTTGCAATGCCTCCATAAGGTTCTGAGGATTGATAGTGTTACCTATATATATCTTTCCATATCCCCCACCTATAAGTGATTCAAAAAAGTAGGTAAGTTCGCTTGGAGATAGATAATAATAGATATTCCTAATACGCCTTGCCATAAAGACAGCTTGACTACTATTCACCGAATTACCAGCACCAAGAAGCCAGAATGTATCTAACAATTCTGCCTTCACCCATTGTAAGGCAAGACCCTCCTTGAATTTCTTATCAATATCGACCAAAGAATTGGTATCTTTAAGAGCGGAAACCAAAGAAGGAATAGGCTTTTTTCGCTTACTTATCAAAGGATAATAGGTATCAGCCCATTCCTCAATGCTAATCGGCGTTAAAGACCGCTGCTGCTGTCCTTGCAAAATTAAGCTCTGTTCGCTGCTGCTGTTGCTGTACTTCGTCATACTCAGAATATATTTCATCCTCCCAGGCACGGGAATTAAGATAAGTTAGAGGGTGCTTCTGATACACCTTCTGAGTGATTGATGCAACATATCGTGGCGTAGCTGCCATACAAGCGGCTCTATCCTTCTTAGTCATGTGCATCCACTTCTTCAAGCATTTCTGCTTGCCGACACACTTACCATACATCTTCCACCAACTCTCGAACTCATCATTAATGATAGAGACAGATTGCGGAGGTATTACCTCGTAACCTTGGGATTCTAATAATGTGATTGCTTCTTGTATCTCCTTTTCCATATTTACACCTTATTATATATTATATATACTCTCCACCCCAAAATCGAGTAATCTCTGACCCTGCGATAGCTACTTGCCCATTCGGTCTTACAGTTCTATTAAGGAATCCACCTTTGATATAGCGATAGATAGTCGTTACACTAACACCTAGCTTTTCAGCAGTCTCCTTGATAGAATATCTGCCTTTCGGCTTCACATCAGGCGGTTCGTTTATCATCGTTACCTCCTTTCTTTTTATTGCGTTTGAGGATTCCATAGATGCTAGCCTCACACGCATATTTGAAGTCACTCATTGTACGCCGCACAGCCTCAGACTTCTTGAGACCCTGCTTCATGTAGTTCTCTACAGATTGAACTACCAAGCTTTCTTTCTCTTTTTGAGATTTAATAACCATATTTAACTATAAATTTATATAGAAATTAATATAAAATCACTATCTTTGCAACCGAAATATATCGGTGCTTTGTAATTACACCGCAAAATTAATAAAAAAATTCGAGAAACCATTATTTTCTATTAATATTTTAATAATAATTAATATAAAACGTATGAGTACACTATTGGAAAGAGCAAAAAAGGTAGCTGAGCACAAAGGAATGTCAATGGCTCAGTTTCAGGAGAAGATTGGTGTGAGCATCAGTCATTTCTACAATACAGATAAATTATCATTGAAAACAAAAAGAGCCGTCTCAGAGGTATTCCCAGATATTAATGCAGATTGGCTTGAAACGGGCGAAGGTTTTATGACTAACAATGATAAGCTACAAGAGGAAGGTAAATTTTATAAAGTACCCCTTCTTCCTGTTGCTGCGCAAGGTGGCACTCCAAATAATTTTGAGTATCAGATACAGCAGCACGATTGCGAAATGATGATTTCTCCTATTGAGAATATTTCGATGGCAATCACAGTTACGGGCGATAGTATGTCACCAGAGTACCCAAGCGGAAGTAAGGTTCTTGTGCAGAAGATTAACGAGAAGGCTTTCATTGAATGGGGCAACACTTATGTTCTCGACACCGTTAATGGTGCTATCGTTAAGAATGTATTCCAAGCAAAGGGCGATGATACAAAGATTATCTGCCGCTCGGTGAACCCAAATTTTGCAGACTTTTCCGTTGATGTCTCTGATATTAGAGGATGGTATAGAGTGCGCTGTTGTATCACCATAAAGTAACGTTAAAAAACGTAAAACGTGCAAATTTCGTGCAAATCGATTATCACAAAAGTCGTAAGTATTTGAATAACAAGTCGAAAGAAAGTACATACTGCATATTGTTAGAATATGCAAATAATTTCGCACTTAT